GATCTAAAGAAAGTAAAGAACGGACCGAAGGATAAAACCGCAGGTAAAGATGTTTATGAAGGTACTACTGGTTTTAATAAGGAACATCCATTTAAAAATGACGTTCTAAGACCAAATCCGTTATTAGCAAAACAAAAGGATAGCCCTGATTTTTATGACTTTTATAGGGATAGTACTACGTTTGGAGCAATGGCTCCTCTATCGCAACAAAAGATAGATGGTTTTGCCTCTAATCCATTTGCAAATTTTGATTTTCCTGTAAATAATCAAGCAGTTGATTATTGGACGGCGTTATATCATGATGGTGCAAAAAAAGGGTTGATATCTGTTGAAGATGAAGTTGGTACTTGGAGTGTTGCACACTTAGCATCACAACCTGCAAACTCTGGTGCGAGTACAATTAATCCTAATGAAGCCAATAAATTCCCTAGCCAAGGAGTAGCAATTTAATGTCAAATAGTTTTTTTAAACAGCTAATTCCATTAGTCACTTCACAGGTAGTTGCCGAACCTCTTATGCGTCTTACTGGTGATGCAATGAGTTCTTTTTTCGGACAAAGATCACCTGGCATTACAGGTCCAAATGTTGGCGAAGGCCAAAAGGCTGGATTTGGTGGAGCTGTTAGGGATGCGGTATACAATACCGTTACTGATCAAAAAGAAGGGGCATCTAAAGCAGGTTATGGAAAAGTTCCAAAAGCTGAGCGACTTAATATACGACCCCATGGTACTGAAGCAGGGAGATATATAACAAACATTATGAAGCATTCAGAGAATCCTGTTATGGATTTTCTATATAGTTCTCCAGAAACCACTGCCACTGTTGCTGGTTTAGCTGTTCCAGCTGCAACTGCTGTAGGTGCTGGTTATGGGCTTAGTCAATTATTTGGCGGTTCAAAGCCACGTTCTGATTATGCTTTAGCTATTCAAGGTAATCCTTATTTAGGTAGTACTGGTAATGTGAATGTTGATGCTGCACAAGCATCTGCTTACTATCAGCAACAAACTGCTCAGATGAAGTTTGAACATCAGATGGCATTACAACAAGCACGTCTACAAGCACAAACCCCAGGTATTCAAAACTACGGAGGAGGAGTTTCTGGAAGTATTCCAGGAATTGATCAAGACTTAGCAACTGTTGGTCGTTCTATCTTTGGAACTGGCCTACGTGCATAGAATTTATAATTAATAAAAAGCGTATTTGATATGAATTGGCAAGATGCATTTAAGTTGGGAGGAAGTGACGCTGCTAACAGTCTTGCAAGTAGTTATTCACAATCTTCAGGTCTAGCGGACGCATTTAGCGGAAATAAATGGGTTAGTGATCTTGCTCGTAATTATCCGGCACCTTCATCAACGGTTCCTGCTGATTTTTTTACATACAGTCCAGATAAAGATTCAGGTATTGATTGGAATACAATGATTGCTAATCCTGATGTTTTAGAGGGTGTAGGTGATAGTTATCCAGATCTTTTTAAAAACGGAGTAGATTTTTTAAAAGACTTTACTAGTGATGAAAAAAGTCAATTTTTTGATGCACAAAAAGCTGCTGCTGGTTTACCTACTGATAAATCTCGTGAATCTTGGTACCAACAAGTTTCTCCGTCAGTAGGAATATACGGAGGATTAGGATCAGGATCAGGATATGGATATGGGTCAGTAGGGTCAGGAGCAGCTGCAATACAGGCAGCGAACACTCTAGGTGCTATGTATCCTCAAATGAGTCAGAAGAGTCCTGGTCTTAAAGATTATATTGGAGCGGGTATGAGAATGGCAGGAGATGAACTTAAATATAAGGCTTTGTATGCAATTAATCCAGTACTAGGAGCTGTTGAGCAGTTCTACCCTGGTGGTGCTACAGAAGCATTTAAAGATGTTGGTAAAGTTACTGGTGCTGTAGGTAACAAGATATCTAAGGGAATTGGCAGTGTTGTTAAACCTGTTCAAGATTTCCTTGATGGTATTTTCTGTGACGAACGATTAAAAGTAGACATTGCACCATTAGAAAGCACAGAAGTTAACGACGAGTTAGCACAAATGGCATTCTTTGTGAAAGGTCTCCGTGAGTGCTCTTAAGAAGTTAAGACAACTGGAGCCAATCCAGTTTAGATATAAAGAGGAGTTAGATCCGACGCAACCATTACGTGCTGGTTTCTCTGCTCAACAGGTACAAAAAGTAATACCTGAAGCAGTAAAAGAAGTTGATGGAATATTGATGTTGGATGGGAATGTTTTAAAGAATTATCTCCGCATGGCGAGAGAAGAGTTATTAGCTGAATCTTCTAAGTAGTAGTCGATTTAAAATAAGCAATATATAAGAATTTAGTGTAGAGAATTATGGTCGCTCAAGCAGCAATACCTATGGCAGGTAAGTTATTACCTTTTTTAACAAAAATAGCTACAAACCCAGTAGCAAGTTCAGCCGTTACAGGCGCTTTTATGGGTGGTGTACCTTCCTTACTGCAAGGTAATCTATTAAATGCATTAGGAGGTGGCATTGCAGGTGGAGCAGGAGGAGCAACTTTCGGTGGTATAGGAGGCAAATTAGTACCAGGAGCTACTGGACTTGCTGGTAGATTTATGGGTCCATCTACAACTGCGGCAGCGGCTGTAATACCAAGTTTAGCTGGGGCTGCGGCACCTGTTACTGCTGGTTTATTAGGAAATGCACTACTTGGCGGAGGCATTGGTAATTTAGGTAGACAAACAGCAGGAGCCGTAGGTGGAGCAGGTCAAAATACCGTCGGACTTCTTGGATATCATGCTGTAACTGGTGAGCCTTTATATGGAACAGCTGTACCTCCAGGGATGGGTCAGTATGGTGGAGTTCCTCCTGTTGGTGGTTCTGCTATGGATGTTCTTCAACCAGGTGGTCCTGCAGGTGCTCAAAGACTTACAACACTTAAGAATGCAGAGACGATGGCTGATGCATTAAATGCTTACTTACCTACAGTTCGTAAGTTTAGTGAGCAAGCTAAGAAAGATGACTTTGAAAGAAATATGGCTGCTGCAGGTATTAGACAAAATATTGCAACAAATGCTGCAATGTTACAAGCTTCGCAGCAAGCTGGTTTAGGAATGGGTCTTACAGGGGCTCAACAAGCTGGGCAAGCTTTAGTTAACCAGTATTCTTATAGCTGACTATGACCACCCTAAATGAGTTTAAACAGTTAGTTGATGCCTATCGGTTAGGTGATTTAAAAGGACTTGACACTGCCTATAATCCGAATCCTACTGCAAATGGAAGAAACACAGATCTTAAAGATCCTTTGGTATATACGGATACTGAGTTAGAAGAGGAACCTCTTCCAGACGATTTAGTATATGTAACTCGTGGTAAAGGACTTGATAAGAAAATATATGTAGGTAATAAAGATAGGGAAATGAATTTTCTTAAAAGAGCGACATTAGGATTATTAGATGCATTTGTAGATAATACAAAAGTAGGGGATAAAGTATTTAGGGTTGATAACGATAGGCAAAATTTAATACCAAAAGATGAATATAACGCGAAAAGGTTAGCAGAACGCCGTCGTAAAGCAGATATAAGTGGAGATGCAGTCGCAAGTCCTGAGCAAACTCGTAAACATATTGAAAGTCAAAGGGTACGAGATGCTTATCTTTTTGAACAATTAAATAAATTAAATGACTATGAATTAGAACGTTGGAAGAATGCTTATCCTCAGTATGCAAAAATGATAAATGATGAAATATTTAAGAGAAGAATGCAAATTGAATATAATAGTCCTAGTGAACTACAAAATAGACTAACCGCAGGTTTTGATACTCGTAATGCTGCTAAAGTTGCTGATGCTGAAGCATATCTAAAAATAGCGCAAGGTATGAAAACTGGTCTTGAGCGTTTTGTATAGCTGGTTAACAATTCACGTTCAGTAGAATAGGAAAAAATATTAGTAATTATGAGTAACGACGTAAAGCAAGTAGGTACTCAATTTGCCAAGGATTATTTAAGTAGTGCTCAAAATAATGCTGTAGCTAAGTTAACAGCTGACGACGATGATACAGGAGGAGGTGCTTCAAATCTTACAAAGGTAAACGATCCTTCTTTGCAATCTCAAATTGCATTAATGGATATACAGAATACTCAACAACAGTTAAATTTAGAAACTGCTGCTGAATTAGATCGTATTCAAAGAGAGTTCTACACTGATCAAGATATTAGAAGAGGTCAGTCAGAAGGAACTCAAAGTCGATTAGGGCAAATGATGGGGGGAGAGCAACAACGTTTAAGTGCAAGAGTTGCAGGAGAAGAACAAAGAAGAGGAACAGCTGAGACAGGTTTACAACAGCGTTTAGGTGCAAGAGTTGCAGGGGAAGAGCAACGTGCAGGTATTGAGACAACTGGAACACAACAACGTTTAGGAACAGCTGAAACAGGATTCCAACAGCGGCTTGGAATGGGAGAGCAGGGGTTACAACAAAGAATGGGAATGGCAGAATCTGGATTACAACAACGGCTAGGAACTGCAGAAACTGGAAGACAGCAAAGAATGGGAACTGCAGAAACTGGTTATCAACAACGTTTAGGACAAAGAGTCGCTGGACAAGAAAGAAGAGCTGATTTAGCAGAAACAGGTGCTCAGCAGAGGGCATCATCCAGAGTCACTGGTCAAGAGCAACGTGCTGGTATGGTTGAGTCTGGTTATCAACAACGTTTAGGACAAAGAGTTGGAGGCCAAGAAAGAAGGGCTGAATTAGCAGAGACAGGAGCACAAACCCGTGCTACTGAGCGAGTTAGAGGTGAGGAAGATAGAGGACGTATTGGAGCAACTGGTTTTGAGCAACGTCTCGGAACTGCAGAAACTGGTTTCCAACAACGTTTAGGAACAGCTGAATCAGGATTCCAGCAGAGACTGGGAATGAGAACAGCAGCAGAAGAAACTCGTGGAACAGAAAGAGTTAGAGGTGAAGAGCAACGTGCAGGTATTACAACAACTGGATTACAACAGCGTCTTGGAACTGCAGAGACAGGCTCCCAAACCCGTGCTACTGAGCGAGTCAGAGGTGAGGAAGATAGAGGACGTATTACAACAACTGGAGTACAACAACGGCTTGGAACTGCAGAAACTGGGTTACAACAACGTTTAGGAACAGCTGAATCAGGACTTCAACAGAGATTGGGAATGAGAACTGGAGGAGAAGAACAACGAGCAACTCGATCTTTAGAACAAAGAATAGGTGGAGAAGAGCAACGTCTTGGTATGAGAGTAGGGGGAGAAGAGCAAAGAGCATCTCGTGCTTTAGAACAAAGAATCGGTGGAGAAGAACAACGTCTTGGTATGAGAGTAGGGGGACAAGAAACCCGTGCTACTGAGAGAGTTAGAGGTCAAGTAGACATTGGGCGTATTGGCGCAACTGGATTACAACAGCGTCTTGGAACTGCAGAAACTGGTTTCCAACAAAGAATGGGAATGAGAACAGCAGCAGAAGAAACTCGTGGAACAGAAAGAGTTAGAGGTGAAGAGCAACGTGCTGGTATCTCAACAACTGGATTACAACAACGTTTAGGAACAGCTGAATCAGGACTTCAACAGAGATTGGGAATGACAACTGGAGGAGAACAAACACGTGCTACAGAAAGAGTTAGAGGTCAAGAGCAACGTGCTGGTATCTCAACAACTGGATTACAACAGCGTCTTGGAACTGCAGAAACTGGTTTCCAACAAAGAATGGGAATGAGAACAGGAGGAGAACAAACACGTGCTACCGAACGAGTCAAAGGTCAAGTAGACATTGGGCGTATTGGAGCTACAGGTCTTCAACAACGTCTGGGAACTGCAGAAACTGGTTTTCAACAAAGAATGGGAATGCAAACGGGAGGACAAGAAACACGTGCTACTGAAAGGGTTAGAGGTCAAGAAGATAGAGGAAGAATTGCAGCTACTGGTTTAGAGCAACGTTTAGGACAAAGAGTTGGAGGTCAAGAGCAAAGAGCGACAAGAGAAACAGAAGGTCAGCAAATCAGGTCAACAGACTTGCAAAGAGAGATGTTCCGTCGCTATAAAGAAGCAAGAGATTATGGCCAAGCACAACGAGCTTACCGAGTATGAACAAATGGATTAACGGACTAACTGATAAAGACCGAGAATCCTTTTTAGCTTTTTGCAAACAAACAGCTTCTCCCATACAGATTTATCTCTACTCACGATTCCTTGGTTTTAAAGGAACAATTGTTGAGTGTGATGAATGGTCTAAGAAAAAATTTAAAAAACGTAATTTTAATATTCTATTAGAACAAGAAATAGATCATATGCAAGAAGATATTTCAAAGTTACGTCAAGCAATTGATATGGGTATGGTTAAACAAGATATGGGTACAGCACGTATTGCAATGCTTCAAAAAGAATTGAGAGGCTCTATAAAACAAATAGGCGATGAAAAAGTATTAATGGATAAACAAGGCTTGATTCTTGCTGGTGCAGACAGAGCATTACGTGAGATGTTAACTATTTTCCGTGATGATCCAATTGAAGGTCCCTTACAAGAAGCGTCAATGGGAGTTTGGACAAAAATATTACAGGAAGAAAGTTAAAGATTTTTAGGCTATGCTACGTGCATGGCAGGAACAAGTATTTATAGTGTTTATCGACGAACTGCGAGAGCAGCCGCTAAACAACAAGTTGTCAAAAAAACTTCTAATATTGATGTAGAGCGAGCACGAGAAGATTTTGCATACTTTTGTGATGTTGTAGGAGATAAACCACCAGCCACTCACCATAAAGAATGGCATAAATATTTGTGTACTGGAAAGGATAGTGAATGTTTAGTAGGTATTGGTGGACCCAATATTGATATCTTGGCACCTAGAGGAAGTGCTAAATCCACAATCCTTGGTTTATATACAGCTTGGACTGTTGGTATACATGCTCTTAATAAGCAACCATTAAAGGTTTTATATATTTCTTACACTGTTGATGTAGCAAGACCTAAAAGTGCAGCCATAAAAAGAATTATTGAAGAAAGTAAAACATATCGTGAAATTTTTCCCAGAGTGAAAATTGCTAAAGGTATTAATTCTAATGAGTATTGGAGTATTGATTGGAAGTTTGCTGGAATTAAATCTACTGGAGAAGAAGAGTTTACTGTTTGTTGTGCAGGCTTAAAAGGTGCTGTGACATCTAAACGTTCTCATCTTTGTATTATTGATGACGCTATCAAAAGTGCTGATGATATTAAAAACAGAGATATTCGCCAAGCTATGCAGGATAACTGGAACTCAGTCATAGTTCCTACTATGTTTGAAGGAGGTAGAGCTATTTGTTTAGGAACTCGTTTCCGTCATGATGATATTCATAACAGTACTTTTACTCCAGCAAATGATTGGGTTCAGATAGTCCAGTCTGCAATCACTGTTGATAAGGATGGTGAAGAAATTTCGTATTGGCCAGATATGTGGTCTTTAGATTATTTACGAGATAGACGACGCCAAGCTCCAGTTGCTTTTAGTTTTCAGTATCAAAATCAAATAATACAGACAAGTGAGTTATCCCTTTCTCCAGACTTGGTTGTTAAAGGAGCTATAGCAACTCAGTTTGATGCTATGGGTATTGGAGTTGATCTATCAGCTGGTATAAGAGAGCAGAATGATTTTACTGCTTTTGTAATGGGTGGAAGGATAGGAAATAAGATTCATGTGATTGATTGTAAAAGATTGAGAATAATGGGGAATTTAGAAAAGTTAGAAGCATTAATGGAAATGTTAGATGAGTGGGGAGTTATTCATAAAGATGGAGATAATTACTTTCCTACAGGTAGTTCTATTCATGTTTGGTCTGAAGCTGTTGCATATCAGGCATCTTTAGAAGCTGACTTCAAACGTATCTGCTTAGGTGATCAAGGACTGTATAACGTTCTTTGGCATCCTGTTAAAGGATTTCGAGGAGACAAAGTTGCACGCTTTAGGGGCATTATGGGTTTATTTGAGCAAAGAAAGATTACTTTTAATAAGTATCGAAAGTTCACTGCATTAACAGATGAGATTGTCAATTTCGGTGTTAGCTCCCATGATGATTGTGTTGATGCTTTAGTTTGGCTTTGTAATGGATTAATGACCAGAGGAAAACTAGAGTTAGAGTATTGACGATTTAAACTAGTTATAACACTTTCTAATGTCACCTAGTTATTACAACATTGAACTAGAGCAAGATGCTTATGGTTCTGCAGTAATCCCTCTTAACGATGAAATCTGTCATGACATGGCTTTACAGCCTAATGAACGATTTGAAATTGAAATAGAGGATGACGTCATCACTTTGAGGCGACTCCATGCTGGTTACAACATTGAAGAATAGAACAAACTACTAAACACTCATGAGCGATAGCAATACTAAATCCGCAATCGATTCTATCGTTAAGTCGGTTATCGAACGTGATGGTTCTGGTACAGCAGATACGATGCTGATCAACGCCCATTTATCTCAAATGAAGATGTTTGGGATAAGGCAAGGAGTTGAGTTCTTTCCACAACAAGATAATTTAGGTACTCAAAGATTTGATTTTATTCAACAGGTTATTAAATTTAATAAATTAGATGCACGGCTTGATTCAATTTGGGATAGATTTTTAGCTTATGGAAAAGGTTTATTTTATATAAGACCTACAAGAAAAACTTATCGTATCTATTGGTTTGATAAAGATTCATATAGGACTTATTACACACCAGAGGGTGACTTAGAAGAGGTAATTATTATTTATGGGTACAAAGTTCGTTCTAAAAAGGGATTTAAAGGAGCTGGTTTAAATACAGATAAGCGTTATATGCGTTTACGTATTACTGCAACTGAGATTGAAGAGTTTCATAGTGAACAAGAAATAACTTTTGATCAAGAAAACGTTAGTTTTGCATCTCAGAACAAGAAAGTATTAGAAAACACTATGGAGTTTATTCCATGTGTTGAAGTATTTAACAATCCTGATGCTTTCGGAACGGATGGAGCTGGTGAATTTGAGTGGTTAGGTAATCAAATAATTGCTCATGATGAGATGGTTAAAAACATAAGGGCAAACTTATCGTTCTTTGGTAATCCAACTTTATTATCTTCTCGTCCTAAGCAAGACATTGTTGAAAGTAGTTCAGATAGTGAAGTACAAAGACCAAGTATTTCAAGTCAATCAGGTTTTCAATCTAATTTTGATTTATCAAGTTCGACGTTCAAGCAAGATCCAGTAACTAGAACGCAGCCAGGTTATATAGGTAAACCCGGTTCAGGTCTACGTGTTCCAAGAGTTATTGCTAATTTGGAGCCAGCAGATCGTGTTGGTTTTATTACACCTAATGCAGTTAGTACCGATCAGGCGAGGTATGCAGAACAACTACGTAGTGAGCTACGGTTGGCCTTAGGAGGCATAGATGACCTAAGTATTACAAATGTAACCGCAACGGAGATTAAATCGGCATATGGACGTGTCAGTGCTACTGCAAAGAAGAAATGCTTACAACTGTATACTTATGGAATTTGTAAGGTTTTTGAATTAATACTTTTTCAAGAAGAACAAATATTTAGAAAGTCACTTGCTTTTGTTTCTAATATTAAATATCCAATAGTTCCTGAAGATTTAACTGATGAAAAAGCAGTTGAAAAGTATGAAAAAGGAAAGATGAAATATGAGATTAAATTACAGCAAGCAGTTGATTTATCATTAGAAACAGGAGAAATACCAGATGGTGTTGTAGGACTGGCACCCGATGGAGATAGGACTATCCTATGGCGTTGGATGGGTCCTGTTTATGAAGACACACCTCAAGATAAATTAAACCAATCTATCTTCACAAGAAACCTCCAAGAATTAGGCGTTGATAGCATAGAAGCACTGAAGTACCTATTTCCTTCTAAAACTGACGACGAAATAGCAACGATGCTATCTGGTTATCCGTTTAGAATTGTAGGAGAGGTACAAAGAGCTTTCTCAGCTTTCATTGATTTAGCTAATCAAGAAATGAGAACGCCACATCCGCAGCAACCGAATTTACCGATGGCTGCAGATCCGAGATTAGATCTCACTCCATTTTTATATAAAACACTAGAGCAACTCCAGAAGGAATTAACTTATGCAGGACGCTACCGTAGCGCCGACCCAATCGGCACCCCAAGTATCCCAGACCCAGCCGACCAGCTACGTGGCTCCAGCGGCTCAGGCACCAGTGGCTCAGGCACCAGTGGTGGGTACAGCTCCCCAATGGGTGGCAACATCCCAGCCAATGGCGGCACCAGTTCCACAAGCGCAAGCGCAGATGGGGATAGCGGCTCCACAATACAGCCCTACACCGTCAAGTTACCAGGAATATCAGGCACCCCAACAGCAGGAGAGTCCATACAAGGAAGCCTTCAACAAGGTGGTCGGGCTCCTGAGTTCACCAGTCCAGTTCCCGTTCCAGGGTCAACAGTCGACTCAGACTCCAGCAGCAGGCCAGGTCAACTACGCTTCCCAACAGACAACCCCATACAGCAACGCGGTTCAGCCGACCTCTATGCCTGGGACCGTGAGCAACCAGGATTACTCCAACGCCTCTTCCCAAACATCTACGGGGATAACAGCGGAGCAACTAGCGGCAAGCGGAGTAAGCGACGCAAGTCTTCAAGTAATTGATCATTTCGGTGCTGACGCTCCAGCAATTCTTAATGACTATGCTTGTAAGGTAGAAGATTCACTTATTAAAACTGATAGTCAGTTAAAGCAAGGTGTAGGTTTACTAAAACAGTTAAATGCTGAGCATAAGAAATATACAAAAATTCTTACTGATCCTAATGTTTTAGCAGACTATACAACAAAGTTCTTTGGTCCTAATGGTCCTCATCCTGTAACTCCTGCAGCACCTGCTCAAAGGCAACAAGCAGCGCCAACAGCTCAGAGAGTAGCTCCTCAACGTCCTGAGATGCCTATTCCTCCACAGCCTCAAGCTGCCGCTTCTCCAAGTGATTTCTGGAATAACTTCGGTTCTGCTGCTGATAGAGATCCTCAAAATGCATGGAGGTATCTAAGTGCTGCCCAGCAAAATCCTGAGGTCTTCCGTCAGAAGCTCCTTGTAATGGAATAATTTAAAACTTACTAAATAAGGGGTAGTTAGTTCTACCCCCTTTTTTTCTTTAAAAACAATGAATCAAGAGCTTGCACAAAGAGCAGTTGCATCTGCAGAAGAATATAAGAGACAGAAAGCAGCAGCTTTACAACCTAGTGGTCTTCAGATGGGTGCATTAGGAAAACCTGATGGATATATGCCACCTACAGGTTATTCTGCCTTTAACAGAGTTTAAATATAAGCTTCAGTTTTATGAAAGCTGTTATAGATACTATTAAAAATATTATTTCTCCAGAACAAAACTGGAGTAAGTTTTTAATGAAGATTATAGGTGTAGGAGTAGTAGCCGGTATAGGGTTTACAGGATATCAAATATACACTGGTTCCCAAGAAGAGGAAAAAGGACCCGATGATTCTATTGAAGTTATCTTTGAGGAGAAACCAGAGAAGAAATTAGAAGTAGAAGAGATATTAAATGATTTAACTAGAAGTAATAGAGATATTAGTTCCGTATGGTTATATGACTGGCCTGATGCACGAAATATAGTACCTGTTTTTAATTCACCACGAAACTCTAGAGATCCTTTACCAAGCGGATATTGGATGCCTGGTGATGAAAGAGTTATTGGCAATTTTGTTCTTGGTTCTTGTACCAGATTGGATAGAAAGTTTCCTAATGCCGCTTGCCCCATTATGGGGAAGGAGGATGCATGGGGAGTTCTTGTAGTTGAGTATACTAAAGCTCCAGAAGATGATCCTTTGTGTATTTTGCCTCAGAAGTCATGTGTAAGACCTGCGAAAGTAGCTTCTATGAAAATTAGTGAAACACTTTATTTATTACCTGATTAGGCTAGGTAGTTATCAAACTTATATAATCTAGTTTATTAAGTCTTGTTATAATTCTTATAATGGAATTTATTTTCCAGTTCTAGAGGATTCATTCCTCAGGTATCAACAGCTTCGTGCTGTATAACCAAAACGTCTAATGTTTATAGATAACGATTTCCCGAAACTTCTCGGAGCGGAATTGTATCGTCCCCATCCAGCTTACATCGTGGAAATGGCTTCCGAGCCAGTAGTAGTACATGATTTTACTAAGCAGCCTGGTCAGACTGTACAGCTAGACCGCTACAGATTCTTCGGCAATCCTGGAACAAAGACTAGCCGTGAGCGTACTCAGGATCAAACCATAGGTACAGCTAACAGCAGATCTATTGTCAAGGACAAGGTTCTTGTATCTCTTCGTGAGTACACAGGCCCAGCCGATCCAAACAACACAAATCTTCCTAGCACATTCAAGATTGCTAGAGAGACCTTGATGACAGCACAGCGTTTGCTGCTTGATACTGGGAACCTTAATATGTTCCACCAGTCAATCGGTAGTTTAACTCTGTTAGATGACTACCGTCGTTGGAGAGATAGAGTCTTCATTGATGAACTCTTTAAGAGTGAGTCAAGAGGCCAATCTTCTGATTCACAAGGTGGATACTACTATCCAAACGGAAAAGCAAAAACAAACTCAACTACTCTTACTGCATACACAGCTACAGAATATGCTTCTGAGCGCTTTAAGTTCAACGTAAAAACTGACCTTTTAGAAGTTGTAAAGAGTTTACGTAAGCGTCACGTACCTGTCTTTGAAGACGGATACTACAGATGTATCGCTGACCCTTCATTCATGAAGGATCTACGTGCAGACCAAGGCTTCCGTGAAGTTGCTCGTTACCCTGGAATGCCTGGACAAGGTTCTCCTTTGATGGGTGCTGGACAACCTAACCAAGCTATCTACGCTGGTGGTCAATTTGGCCAAGCCCAGTTTGTAGGTGGAGAGCCAGTCATGCCAAGCGGTTTCGTGTTCGAGGGAGTAAGATTCTTTGAGTCTACAAACTTCCCTGCTAAAACTATTACTGCTGATATCGGTGATGGTAATGGCGCAGGTTCCAAAACTACTCCTGCTGGATTGTTCTTCGGTCCTCAGGCTATCGGTGTAGGTATTGGTGGTCCAAACGCTCAAGTTCTAATTAATAACAACGACGACTTCAGCAGATTTATTATTCTGATCTGGCAGTTGTACGCTGGTTTTGCGAACTTGAACAAGGACTTCATCACTACAGCCTTCACAGTGGCTGAGTAAGGAGGTATAACTAATGGCAACTTACAAATCTTCCGCTGGAGCTATTCTTCAGCCAGGTAACCAGATCAACCGTCTGTCCTCATACAACGATGAAGGTGTATTTGGATGGCCTGGGGTTGAAGCATTTGAACTTATCGGTTATGCAAAGGTATCTAACCTTGCAGCTGCTAAAGCTTCATACAAGAGCTTTGACTTAACAGTTCCTTCACCAGATCGCCGTGTAGGTGATCGTGTACGTAATGACCGTACAAGCCTCGTAGTACAAGCTGACGCAGCGCGTCCTGCATATGTCTATGGTGCTTCTATTTGCGTTGCACAAGATGTACCATCTGCTGCACAGGACAGAGCAGGTTTTCCTGCAGCCCCTGTAACAGCTGATCTACTTGGTACCAACACTGAGGTTCTTCTTCTAGGACCTGACAATGGTGGTAATCCATATGGTATTCCTGCAGCTCCTATTAATGGATTGAAAGCAGCTTCTGCAAGTCTTTCTATTGGTGCTTCTGGAATTGCTCAAGGTACATCTGACACAACAGATGGAAACCTACCTTTCCTCAGAGTGATCGGTACATCATATACGCAAGCTGATTTTGCGGATGCAATGATGTATCAGACAACTTCTGATCTTACTTTCAAGGTTTACAACGTAAACGCTACTACTAACACAACACCAACTGGTGATGGTGTTTATATTAGCCAAGACGATTCTGACGCTGGTCGCGAAGCATACATCGTATGTCGCGTGAACTATCTACGTCCTGCTGCTGCTGTATCTTGGAATGATGTTCAAGGCTTTATTGACTTTGCATCACAAGTAGGTGGAAACGACGAGTAATATTTCTTACTCTTAAGAGAATCAAGCGGGTCCTTGTGGCTCGCTTTTTTCTTGTCTATACTTAATAAGATTTTTAACTTGTTATGCAATTTATTACAATGATGTTAATTGTTGGTGTTACTTTAACTATTTTTGGAATGTTTATGAATAATTCTCATCCAAACCATCCAAAGTAAAGTTGAAATCAAAGGTAGACACTGGTATGCTAATCAGAGGTTAACAATCAAGTTATGTTGTATCAGTACAGACCTACAGGTGGTTTAGTTGAAGTTGTATCTCAACATGGCGAAGGAGTTATGATGTGCGTAGATGCACAAGATGAAGTCATATATGCGGATGAGACAGATTTAATCCCCCAATTAGATGCTACTAATGAGAAGATTAGGACAGAAGAAAGACTTACTGCAGAATTAAAAGCTGAAGGAGCTAGTCCAGATAAGCCAACACCCCGTGAAAGTTTTCCAATTGATGTTCGTGTAAATATTAATACAGCGAGTGCTCGCCAGATAGCAGATGCATTGCCTGGAGTAGGTTTAAAGACTGCAAGAGATATAAAAGATTTACAAACGACATGTTCTGGAGAGCGTTTTCAAAAGCTAGAACAACTACGTTCAATTAAACGAGTAGACTGGGATACAATTTTTGGTGAAAATCTCGTGCGTGTGGATTAAAAACGTTCGTTCTGATGGTTGGAGAGGGGACGATGGGGAGAACCTATATAAAGTAAACTAGGGAAAGGATTACCTGTTATTAGTTAATGAAGCTTGATACTTTTTTAAAGTCTAAGGTTAGGTGGCACTTAGGCTATAACTTAACTTCTGTACCTGCTGGTGACCAAGGTCGTCTTGAAGAAGCGTTAGATAATATTCAAGATTCTTATTGGTATGACAAAATTGTTGAACAAGTTAGTCGTTGTGATGAAGCTGAAAAACGAACTGATATGACAGGAAGTGTGAACAATTTTTCACCTCCTAAAGGTCGTATTGAAAGTATTGCTGGAGATGTTGATCGTACAATTTCAACTTCGGATTTTAAAGATACGTTAAAAACTTGGACACAAATTTATTTATATGAGACAGATAGATTAGCTCTTCATTTATATGTACCAAACTATAGAAATCCAGAGCAGGCTAGATATAGATTTAATAGAGAAGGTGCTGAATTTATTCAAGCATTACCTGGTCCAGCTGATGTAGCTGTAGGTACCAGACTTGTTTTAGAAACTAATTATCGATAGTGTTTTCCCTGTTATTCTTAGTAATAGGTCAACTAAAATTTCATGGCTATAACTTATTTTCAAGACACTATTTTTCAAACTGATAGTGCTTTATCAGCTATTGGTGTTGGTACCGCTTTACGAGTAGCTGTAAACAATACTTTTAACACAAAAGACTATACTCTTATGGTTACTGTTGCCACCATAAATACTAATGTAAAAGTTAGTTTAGAAGGAAGTATTGATGGAATAAATTATGCAGAGATTATTGAAGAAAAGACAATAACTGCTAATGGGAATTATGCTTACAACGTTGCAAATACTCCTGTTAGATGGATTAGGCCAAGATTTATTTCAGAAACTGGAGGAACTGATGCCACTGTAGTCTTCAGTGTAGCGGCTTCTTAAAATGTCTATACGTCCTACTACCAAGTTAGGTTATAGAGAAGGAATAAGACCTCACCGTTGGAGAGTAAGAAATCCCTATGAAAGAGAATATGGCGGTGGTGAAAAATTTAGTAGTTCGAGAGAGCCAAGACGATATGCAGGAACTAAATTAGGAGTTGATTTAAGATCATGAGAATGGCTGCTATCGGTTCTATTATTCCAAATTACAAAGCTGCTCCCCATGGCATAGGTTATTCAGATAAAGCTGTAAGACCACAAGATTTAGGAGTTTGGGAGACATTTGAGACTATGTCAAATTGGGAAACTTTTCCTCGTGATTGGACTCATGTACAGAGTTACTTTTAACTGTAAAAAACTCTTCCGTTATAATAGATTTTAAATCTACTAGTAAATAAACGTGTCAAGCAGTAGTTCAAATAAACAGCCATTAATGGTAGATCGTCCAGCGACAACATCTACCCTCGTAACTGTTGCAGCTGGTCAGAGTTTTGGTACAAGTTTTACGCCAACAGCGGTTGGTAATGCGGTAAAAGTTTTTGATGCAGACTCTTCTTTAACAGATACGTCTATTAGTGGTGCATATATTGATGAGATCTGGTTCCAATACGGGAAACATGAAGTTGAATTTATGGCGCCTAGTGCTGGAACTTTAGGTACTTATTCTGCTAATACAACAACTTGTACAGTTACTATTACTGCTGGTCACCATATAAAGGTAGGACAGGAAGTTAAATTAGATTTTACAACTTATAGCGGAGGAGCTGTACCTGTTGATAATACTTTTACTGTTATTAAGACAACTGCTACAACTTTTGATGTAACAATACCTTCTCAAGGTGCTATTACTGGTAACGTTACTGTTTATCAACCCACTTTATTTTGTTTTTATTTAGTAAGTACTGGAACTGTTACAAATACAAACCAATTCTTCCCATTATTTACTGCGAGTATTGATTCTGTAGCTTCTAAACAAAATTATAGTTTAACTTTAAATGAAGATCTACCTTTTATTAATCATCCAGTAGTTCAAGCAGGTTCTAATTTTGTTACTGCAAATAATGAGGTAGCTCCAAAACAACGTGGTCTTATGTTAAAAAGAGGTCAGGCTTTATACGTAGCAGCTAATGGGTCTACGGCATTAACAACTGGTTTCTATTGTAATCTTCAAGGTGGTTATTATTAAAGATAATGCCTTTTGGCGCGAAAGGATTTAGTAATCCATCTAAATTAGGTTTTAATACTAAATTTTCAAGGAAATTTGAAGATGAGGATCAATTTAATAAACCTGCAAATTGGGAAAAAGATAGTCAGCCTTTTGGTATAGCTAGGAAAACAAAAAATTATAAAAATAGTGAAGTTGCTTTTTATAATACTGATTCTTTATGGTCTCGTTGGAGAAGAGGTTATGAATTATATACTGCAACTCAAAGTTTTTTAGGTTCAACTGCTTCTGAAAGAAGTAAAAGAGGAGATTATCGAGTTTATTTTACTTTTCAACAGTATCCAGGTGTATTTATACCTGCTCGTATCTATACTTTTCCTTCTGTAAATCAAGAATTAGGTGAGCAACTAGTAGGTATGAGAGATACTGATGCTTTTAGTTTTTATGAGCACGGATTACCGATCTTGGCGGTTAGATACTTAGGAAATGTGGCTAGTGGAACTTATAATCAAACAGGTACTACGTTGGTAATTACAAAGCAAGATCATGGTCTATATCCAGGAGAGAATGTCTATTTAGATATTCAATCTGGAGGAGGGGTTGATGCCACTTTAACTATTGTTAGTACAACACAAAATACATTTACAGTTACAACTTCAGCAGCAAATGTCAGCGGAAATCTTAATTATTATTTATCGACTACTTTTGGGGATTCGCGTTGGACTGCTATTAGAGTTCGCATTCGCTATATCCCTACAGACGTTACTCTCTTTGCAGGGGAACGTTTAGCAGATAGGATAGTTGAAAAAGATCCTGGTATCAGCTCTACTTATGCCAGAGTCGGTTCTACTGTTACAGTTACATGTAGTTCTGCTCATGGTTTATCTACAGGGAATAAAGTATATCTTGATATAAGTACTGGTAATGTTTTATCTGGAAGATATACAATTACTGTTTTAAATACAACAGAATTTACTGTAACTACTATAGGTAGCGGTAATACTAATGGAAATTTAATTTTAAGTAGATTATTACGTGGTCGTCGTTATGATGATTATGTTGGGTATACAGTTACGAGTATAGATGCTTCAAATAATGAGATAGTTTTTCAAAGAAAAGATAGTTATGGAGCTACTACTACAAATAGTATTACAAAAACAGTTGTACCTGCTCATCGTGGTTTTGCCGTTGGGAGGTATTTAACGACAGAATTACGTTGGCAATGCTCTTGTCAAGATTTTTCACGTCGTGATAGTTACGATTTATATAGTGAATTAACAAGAGAACGTTTTCCAACAACCTCGGTACGTTCAATTAAACCAGGTCAAGTTTTACAACCTGATGGAACTTATAGCGATGAAAGAGATATTCCAGGTACATTTAGAGATTTAGGTTTTGTTACTATTAATAATTTTTATCAGCTACCTGAATATGAAGATACAAGTGGAAATGATACAGCTAATTTAATGTATTACCAATTACGGTGGTGCAAGCATATTTATGCCGCCATGTTTGCTTTGAAGCATGACGAAGGTAACGATCCTATTAATTTAACAGGGTCTTATCTTCAAAATGGTCCAAATATTACTATTGATGCTGTTGGGCATAATTTAGAAGTAAATACTAAAATTGAAATAACTTTTATTAGTGGAAATGCTGTATCTGGTGAATATACGATTACGTCTGTACCTACTTTAGATAGTTTTGTTGTTGTTTATCCTTTTAGCAACTTAACAAGTGGCTATTGCACGATTAGTAACTTAAAAAAACATGACTACGTAGGTGCTTGGTTAAATGAACCAAGTGATAAACCAATTGGAGAGGGTTTAGAACGTTTTGAACGTAAATTTGAGAAAGAAAAAGAAAAATTACAGGATGCAGTAGAGACTTTATTACTTGTTAAACAAAATACTCGTTGGAGTGGTCAAAAAGAAATTATAGGTAATCGTGGATTACCTCAATCAATTGCGGATTTCGATCCATCTTTTCTTGCAATGACACTTACAGATAGTGTGAAGCGAGATGCTGATGGGAAGTTAAGTAGATCAGGTAAAGCAGCTAATTTAACAAATAGAATGATTACCTTGGTTAATAAGTTATTTAATAAAGTACCTAATTTATTACAGGACGTAAAACTAGGTATTATTAACAAGCCTCTAGATGAGTATATAACTGATTTTGAATCAGGGTTAATTGATGGAGGGGAATATGTAAGTGGACAGCTAACGGAAGATACAGCTACTGTAAGTATTATTGATTCTTCAACATATTCACCTTTAACAGATCAAGATACTGTTGTAGATGCTGATCTTTATATTAATATCTAAGTATGGCTGTACAAATTTTATCTAGGCGTTCCAGTGTATTACATGACCGTCCCTTCCCTACCCGTCTTGGCACTGCTGAGTTGGCTATTAATAACAATGCAGGTCAGCCCGGACTCTTTTTCGCTGATAATACAGCTTCTCCTGCTACAGGCTTAGTAAAAGTTGGACCTATATCTGTAGGTACCACTACTCCTAATGCCGTGGCTGCAGGTTTTACTGGGAATAGTAAAGGTGAATCTTGGTTAGACACTAATAGTACGCATATTTTAAAGGTTTATGACGGTGCTAATTGGCAAATGATAAAAGCAGTAGCTTCGATTTCAGCAGGTGTGCCAGCAAATCCAGTTGATGGACAACTCCATTACAATAAAAGTACAAACAAATTAGTTATTTACGACTTAACTGCTAGTGCTTGGGTAAATATTGGACCTTAACTTTTAGCTAATAAATGATCAAGTATTCTATCCAGTTTTGTATGGACAGCTTGCATCTCTCGTAGAAAATCTTCTTTCAAAACGTAGTCATGAATTACTTCATTTTTTAGTTTATCAAGATTACTCTCTATGTTATAAAATCTTCTATCTAATTTCTTATTAAATTTCCCTAAAGCTTGTGTTAAGCCAGCAAAAACACCAATACTTCCAGAAATAACAGCAGCGATCAGTTCTACTTCCACTTTTACTACCTTTTTCTTTATTCTAAAGGGTTTTTACATTTTAAAATATTAAATAGTTAAGAGATAAGTATGGCAACAGGATATGAACCAAATGTAGAGGGTGCTATTACGGTCTTAATTGATTTAATGACTGCTAATAACTTTACAATGACTCGTCAACCCTATGAACCTAATTATCGAGGGTTAGTAGACGCAATTATTGATGTAAAAGATGGATTTCCTGTTTTTTCACCGACTCGTGTCGGTTTTGACGTTACAGCCTTTGAATCTGTAGCAGATGGTGATGCTGTTTACATGAGATCTAGTGATGGGAAAGTTGGAAAAGCTAGTGCTGCAAATGGATCTCTTGAAAATGCACATGTTGTAGGTTTTGCAGATGCTGCGGCTTCTTCTGGGAGTGACGTTAAAGTTTTAGTAGCTGGAATGAAAACAATCTCTGGAATTGATCCTGGAGATTTGTATTTTTTAAGTCCTACAACTGCTGGAGCTATCACAACAACTGCACCCACTGGTTCTGGACAAGCTGTTACAAGAGTTGGAGAAGGAGCTACGTCTACTTCTTTTAGTATTTATGTTGAACCTCCAGTGAAGTTAGCATAATGTCTGGAACAAGTAATTATCAACCATATGAGCCTAATTCTCTTGGATTTACAGAAGCTCTTATTGATTTAAAGGATACATTAGCTGGTAGAACTGTTTATTCTGTTGCTGGCTTTGAATCTCTTGCCTTTGAGAATGTTACTCAAGGACAGCCCTTATATGCAAGGAGTAGTGATGGAAAGTTAGGTTTAGCCAGAGCAGCTGGCACTGCGGATGAAGCAAGAGTTGTTGGTTTCGCACAAACTAGTAAATCGGTAGGTGAAACAGTTAGATGTTTAGTTTTTGGTACTTTAGCGACTTCAGGATTGGATGCTGGAGAACTTTATTTTCTTAGTACGGGTTATGGAGGTATAACAACTACTCCACCTTCTGGATCAGGACAATATATGACAAGAGTTGGTGAGTCAATATCAGGTGCTTCTTTGCACGTAAGTTTAGAACCCCCAGTTAAGGTTGGTTAAAATTAAGACATGGCAACAAGAAAATCTCTAGTAATAGTTAGTGGTCTGTTTCAGGAGTTAAATACTTCTTCAGATAAATTAGATCTTGGTGGTAATTCATCAAGTGATATACCTGAGGGTACTAATCTTTATTACACAAATGCACGAGCTAGAGGCGCTGTTTCTGTTACAGATTCAGGTGGCTTAGGTAGTTTAGCTTATAACAACAGTACAGGTGTTATTACATACAATGGACCATCTACTTCAGATGTTACAAGTGCCATTTCTGTCGCTAGTGGATCTGGTTTAACGATTAGTTCTGGAGAAATAGGTACAAACGCTATACCTAATAGTCAATTAGCTAATAGTTCCGTAACTGTTGGTAGTACATCTATTAATTTAGGTGCTACAGCATCAACACTTGCTGGACTGACTTCATTAACAGCTACTACTCTTTATTCAGGAGTAGCTGATGCTGCAAACTCAATATCAATAGCTAATGGAAATATAGTTTTTGAAGGATCAACTGCTAATGGTTATGAAACAATTTTGACAGCAGCGGATGCAACTGCTGATCGTACTCTTACATTACCAAATGAGACAGGTACTCTTTTAACGACAGCTTCTACTATTACCCCAACAGTTAATTCTTTAACTATCGGTAGTACATCTATAACGTTAGGAGCCACCGCATCAACAATTGCTGGTTTAACTTCATTAACAGCTACGACTCTCTATGCAGGAACTGATGGTGCTGCTAACGCAGTATCTATAGGAACTTCTGGTTTAGTTTTTGAAGGTTCAACAGCAGATGGTTATGAAACCACTATTAATGTTTTGAATGCAACTGCTGATAGAGCAATTAATTTCCCTAATGCTGGTGGAACTGTCGCTTTATTAAGTTCGTTAAGTGTTGCAGGTGGCTCAGGACTTACATATAACTCATCTACAGGTGCATTTGGCACCAGTTCTATTCCTAATGCTCAATTAGCAAACAGCACGGTTACAATAGGTAGTACATCTGTTGCTTTAGGAGGAACAGCTTCAACAATTTCAGGGTTAACTTCATTTACTTGTAACGCCATAGTTACTAATGATAATGGTTTTAGGATTAGAGATAATTCTGACAATACAAAGCAATTAGCTTTTGAATGTTCGGGTATATCGGGTAGCACCACTCGAACGTTAACGGCACCTAACGATTCAGGGACAATCTCTACTGAAAGTTTTGCCACCGCAATAGCAGTTGCATTAGGATAGTCTTATGTCAACCCAAGTACAATTCCGAAGAGGCACTACAGGTGAAACTGGTAGTTTTATTGGTGCTGTAGGCGAAGTTACAGTTAATACTTCTCTTAATACATGTGTCATACATGATGGATCAACTCCAGGTGGTTTTTCTTTATTAAGAAGTGATGGAAGTAATGCCTCATTACTAGCAGGATCAGCAGGAAGCCCTACTTTAAGCTTTGTGGGTGATACCAACACTGGATTATTTTCTGGTGGTCCTGATCAGGTAGGACTATCTACTGGAGGTAGTGCTAGGCTTACAATAGACTCATCGGGTGTTGTTACTTTTTCAGGAAATGTATCCATTAGTGGAGACTTATCTGTAACAGGATTATACCCAGACAACCTCGCTCTCATTGTCGCTCTAAGTTGATATGGCAAATACCTTCAAACAAGCTACAAAATCCAGTCTCGTTACAGATGCTATTAGTTCGACTAATACAAATATTCTTACTACTGGAGGCTCTTCTACGCTTATTCTTCTTAGTACTCTGGTCGCTAATAAGACATCGTCGAGTGTAAATATAGATCTTTATATAGTCCCTAATAGTGGTGATGCTGTGTATCTTTTAAAAGATGTACCAGTACCAGCAGGATCTTCTTTAGAATTTATAAGTGGGAGTAAAATTATTCTAGAGTCTAGCGATGTTTTAAGAGCTAGATGTAATACAGGAAGTGCTGCAGACATCACTGTTAGCTACTTAGATCAAACTTAAAATTATGGGATTAACACTTGTCGGTGATATTGCTTCTCTCCAGGCTCAATTTACAGCCATAAAAGAAGAGATTGATAAACAATTTGATAAAACTATATTAAATTTAGAAGAAACTAGTTGGGCAATTATTCGTAAAAAAAGAGATTTCTTATTAAGAACTACTGATTGGACAATGATTCCAGGTTGCACTGTAGATCAATCAGCTTGGGCCGCCTATAGACAATCATTAAGAGATGTACCTCAAACATATCGAGTTGAGGGTTACGATGCTGTTAGATGGCCTACACAGCCGTCTACAAAAGGACCTAATACTGATTAAGTCTGTATAAGGGCAGAATACAATAGAAGATAATAAGTTATTAAACACTAAAGATGTATATTGGGAATGATCTTCAGGTTGCCTATCCTAGTTATAAAATAATTGATGATATCAGTTCAAGTTTTAATGGCAGTAATACTTCATTTGCTTTACAGGTAGGCGGTTCAACTCCTGTTCCTTTTCCTATTAACACACAACAGGTAATGATATCTGTTAATGGTGTTATACAGGAACCTGATCCTACTGGCAGCGCTGGTTTTAAATTACAAGGTTCAAATATAGTATTTAGCTCTGCGCCAGCTAATGGCCATGCTTTTTTTGGAGTAATTAATGCAGGTGCTGATTATGTATCTGCAGGTGCAGATTTTCCAAATGGTACTGTTGGTTCTCCAAGTCTTACTTTTACTAATGATCTAGATACAGGATTTTATCGAGTTGGCTCTGGTTCTGTAGGTTTTAGTTCTAACGGTGTTTTAACTTCAAATTTTGATGGTAATGGTTTAACGATAACTGGTACCTGTACTGCTACTACTTTTAGTGGTAATGGTGCTTCTATAACTCATTTAGATTTAGCCGATGCAACTAACACTGGAACAATACCTGTAGCAAGACTTGGTTCAGGTGCAACTTCTTCTAAATTTTTAAGAGGTGACAACAGTTGGCAGACAGTTAGCGGAACAACAATCAATAACAACTCAAACAATCGAGTTATTACTGGTTCAGCATCCAGCAATACTTTAGAAGCTGAGGCAGACCTTACTTTTTCAAGTGGCAAGCTTGATATTGGTGGTAGTGATACTGTAAAACTAAACCTTATAGGAGCTAATAACCCAACAATAGATTTTAAAGAGGGTAGTACTCAAAAGGGTTATCTTCGATGGAATGCTAGTGGATATATGCAGTGGAAAAATGATGCAGATTCTTCAGAAATAAGACTTAAAGATGATCTTCAATTTAGTACTGATGGTTCAACTTTTTATTCAATTTTAAATAGTAATAGTAATTTAAATGCAAGTAAATTAACTTCTGGAACAGTAGGAACAGCTCGTCTTGGTAGCGGGAGTGCCTCATCGTCAACTTTCTTGAGGGGCGATGGATCGTGGGCTGCTGCTGGTGGTGGTACGACTTCTACTAGTAATCAAAATTTATACACCTCCTCCGCTGGAAATAGTGATGGTGGTACATATAACATCTCTCTTGGATATCAATCAGGTAATGCTTTAGCTAGTGGAGGCAATTATAACATTAGTTTAGGAAGAGAATCTGGTAAAGCTATAACTACAGGTGACATGAATGTTGCTATAGGATATACCGCTGGATATAACATTACAACTGGTGGTAGTAACATAGCAATTGGAAATTATTCTATGCTTAATAATTCCAATACAGGGAACTTTAATGTTGGTATAGGAAGTAGTGCATTAAGGAGTTTTACTAGTGGTGAAGATAACGTTGCTATTGGACAAGATGCTGGTTATAACCTAACGAACGTATCTAATAATGTTCTCGTAGGAAAAAACGCTGGATATAGCTCTACAACTGGCACCCAGAACGTAATTGTTGGTAATTATGCAGGAGCAATGGGTTCAACTGCTAGTCAGAACAGCTTTTTTGGATATCAAGCAGGTACTGATGTTAGTACTGGAACTTATAATACTTGTATAGGATATCAAGCTGGAAATCAAGGATCAAATGATATAACATCTGGTTCTAATAATACTGTAATTGGTCATGCAGCTTCAGCTTCAGCTTCAACTATATCTAATGAAATAACTTTAGGTAATACATCTATAACCAAATTCCGTATTCCTGGAATTAACTTTGTATTAAAAGATAACGGTGGGACACCTACTACTGGTCAAGTATTAACAGCAGACGGAAGTGGCGAAGGTTATTGGGCTGCTGCTGCTGCTGGTGTTTCTTCAGATGCTCAGTACAACACTGTTGGTGGTACCAACGCTGGAAATAGCTTTAGTGGTACATCTGCACTTTCTAACACCTTGTTCGGTTATAACGCTGGAACAGCAATAACATCTGGTGATTTTAATACGGTAGTAGGTAAAGGCGCTGGTATGGCTATAACAACAGGCTCATACAATACTACAATTGGTGAGGGTAGTGCACTTAATTTAACTACAGCTCTTTCCAATGTTGGGTTAGGACATGGCACACTTAACACGGTACAAACTGGAAATGAAAATACAGCACTAGGTACTTTAGCTGGACAAAGTATAACTACTGGACAATATAATATCTGTGTCGGTGGAAATTCCTATGGACCTACGACAGGTCAAGGCAATATTGGAATAGGTAGACTTACAGGTCAAAGCTTGACTACTGGTAATTGGAATATATGCATTGGTCATGCTGCTGGGAATACGCTTACTACAGGAACAAATAATATTCTTCTCGGTGAATATTCTGCTCCAAGTTCAGTTACAGTTAGTAATGAAATAACGCTTGGAAATACGTCTACAACCAAGTTTAGAGTTCCTGGACTTAACTTTTCAATCAAAGATTCAACGGCTACTGATAATTATGTTTTAACAGTTGATGCAAATGGTGACGCTGGTTGGGAAGCTGCTGCTGGTAGTGTCAATTCAGATGCTCAGGAAAACACGGTTGGAGGTACAAATGCAGGAGATAGTTTTAGTGGCACATCTGCAACTGAGAACACTTTGTTTGGATATGACGCTGGAACAGCAATAACAACTGGAGATTGCAATACATGTTCTGGACACTCATCTGGAAAAGCTTTAACAACTGCTTATAATAATACTGCAATTGGTCATGATGCTTTAAAAACTGGAACAACTGCTAATAATAATACTTCAATTGGTCATACAGCTGGAGAATATATAACTACTGGAACATACAATGTTAGTTTAGGATCTAGTGCAGGTTCCAACGTTACAACTGGATCTTACAATCTTTCTATGGGGTATATGAGTGGTAAGTGTACTACTGGCTCTTATAATATTGCTTTTGGTTTTAATACGATGTACCAATCTGCAGATGGACCTAGTTATAATGTAGCTATTGGTTATCAATCAGGATATTATATCAGTGCTACTGGAGGAGGAGATAACGGTAAAGGTAATACGTTTGTAGGACAAAATTCAGGAACAGGTGTGACTACAGGTCATAACAACTTATTATTAGGTTTCAACGCCGGATATAGTGCAAACCCTGCTGGTTATATTTCAACTGGTAGTGACATAGTATGTCTCGGTGATAACAGTATTACTAACTTGTATTGTGCTGATACAACTATATCCTCATCTGATAAACGAGATAAAACAGACGTTACTGACTTTACCCACGGTTTAAAGTGGATTGAACAGTTAAAACCAATAACCTATAGATGGGATAAGAGAACTTGGTATAGCGAATATAACGAAGATGGTACTGTTAAAACCGAAGGTACTCCAGACGGTTCAAAGAAAAGAGCACGACAACATATTGGTTTCTTAGCACAAGATGTACTAGCAATAGAACAAGCTGATGGCTTTGCTAGTAAGAAAGACGACATGCTCATAGTCAATCTAAATGAAGATGACACAGCTTATGGTCTTAAGTATGAGAGGTTAGTACCAGTTCTCGTTAACGCTATTAAAGAATTATCAGCAAAAGTAACAGCTTTAGAAGCTAAAGTAGCATAAAATGGTTTACAATATAAGTATCAAATAATTTTAATCAGATGGCTGAAAGAACTGCAGATGAAGTTGCACAAATTTTCAAAGCAGCAGGTGATAGTGTTACTTTGATAAATTCTGACACAGCTAAAGAATCTAATGAAACCGAGCAAGAGTGGAAGGATCGTATTAAAAGAAATACTGATCACTTAGAGCTTATTAAAGCCTATAAAAAAGAAGATGGAACAACTTCAATATGGACATCAGAAGATTTTACTGCAATAGATGCAGCGGTTACTGCAGGTAAAGCGCGTATAGCTTAAATTAGATAAAAATAGTTAATAAAATTAAGATAGATTAGGAATAAAGTTAAGTACTCATACAATTAAACAGAATCTACAGGTATTAAAATGCAAAAGATAATTAATGTACTTTCTATTACGGCTTTCGTTATATCTGCTTCCATTGCTGGTACTGGTATTTACGTATATGCAAATAAGGATGCACTCATAGAAAGTGCTAAGGAAAAGCTTATGAAACAAGCAGGAGAAGCAGCAGCTGGAGCAGTATTAAAGAATTTACCAACTTCATCCTTGCCTAGCTCTACAGGATTAGCTATACCTCCTTTCTAATGGAGAAAATTCCTGATATAACCATCGGGACTAATATACATATTAGAAACCCTCAGGTAGCTCGTATACCTGAGTTTTATTTTCCCTTAACTTATTCAACTCCTCAATCTCCTCCCGTCAGTCTTCTTTTAGGTACTCCAATTATTGATTTACCTGGTTGTGTTGAATATAACAGGGCAAATAAAGAATCAAAAAATTTAGTTGATGATGATCCAAAAGGTAATGTAGTTTTATGTGATGGCTCGATGCCAAGTTTTAATTCGATTGATTTTGAGCCTGAACAAATAGTCCCTACAAAAAAAGCTAAAGTACCTGTTATACCTAATACTGAAACTCCAAAAAAAGAAGAAAAAAAAGAAAAAGATAGTAATGAGGATTCACTTAATTCTCCTAATACAGAGGATTATGATATTAATTCTGCAAATATTATCTGCCCACCTAGAGAAGCTCCTGTAATAGGAACTTTAATTGAGGGAGGAAAAAGAGAAATTAGTGGCTATGAGATTCAAAACAATAGATGTGTAACTCTTTATGAAGAAGTACCTATTATTAATCAAGTTGTGGCAGCGTTACCTAGCACAGGAGCCGTAACAACTACTGCATCTATTGCGGTTGTTGCGACTTCATCTGCCCTACTTGCCAAACCCCTAGCGGATATTCTTCTGAAGGTGATAAAACCGACGATAAAGACTTTAATGAAGAAGATTCAGAAGTTGAGAGGGAAGCCTCCGAAAGTGGAGTCTCGAATGGAACGGATTCTTGCTCAGAGGGATCGGAATCGGGCAATACGGACTTTACGGACTGCTCTGAAGAAATAGTATGTTTATGTTGTTGAATAACATTTACATTCTGCACAACAATATCTGCACAAATAGAAGCGTAAGGTGACTTGGGATGAAAAGTTACACCTAATTTTGTCTGCTCTCCACAATGTTTTAGTCTTGCCATTTCAAAATCTAAACGTTTATTAGCTAATAACTGTTCATTTAAATTTGTTTGTGTTGCCGCTGCTTTAAGACATCCTCTTTGTAAACGTCTATCAAGTGGTACGGATAAAGTAGCAGATAAACCTAAACTAATGTTGCTATTTTGTTTTTGTCCTGTTCTTGTAGGCATATAGTAAAGAACATCTCCAGGATTTGCTAAATTACCATCAACATCAGTAGATGTATCGTATACCGGGTCGTTATAATATTCTTCATATGGTGTCTTAAAAGAATGTAGACCAGTCAAAAACGGCGTAAAATTAAGCGTAGGTCCTTGGCATGACACGCCTCCACCATAAGTATTAGTTATATATGGACCTTGTAAAACTTGGATGGCCTGGTTAGTCACTGACCCGGAACTATTGGCTATAGGATTAGCAGTAGCTGATACCCCACCTACTGTTTCTGCTTTTGAGGTATATAAAAAATTATTAGCTCCAATTAATAGTATTAATAGGTACCTTATTGACTGAAAGTTGAGACTGTGTCTGTCATGCTCGTCATTTCTGTCGTACGATTTATTATGGTTTGATTGACCATCCCTGGTTGAGATAGGGTTGTGGTGAATTGCCATGATTGGTCAGGATTTTTTACAGAAAAGTTCGGTACATTATTTGCATCTAACGAACTCCATGTTGTTGTCACACCATCCATGGTATTACTTACCGAAGTTGATGGCGGTAATAGCGTAGCACCATCAGCTTTTATATTCGTTCCTGTGACTGTATATTCCCATCCAGTTTGATAGTCTATTGAATTTATAACCTCTGTGACTTTTGTAGTCGTCTCAGTATGGCTGGTCATAGACCCGGATTGGAAATTAGGGACCACAGGGACTGCATTTGCACCTGTTGGTAGGAATAAAAACAACCCTAAAAGCCATTTCATAATTAATCAACTACGACTTCTGAGACGAATTGTCCAGTTGCGGTGGTGCCAGCTCCTCCAGCTGTCAGTGTCATTACACCTGCAGAAGTAATTGTTCCTGCTAAAGTCCCTGCTACACCTCCAGATTGAGTAGTTGTATTACCATAGGAAGGCATGTCGGCAACAACTCCACTGGTCACGTCCACACCACTCCCTATTGCTGCAATTCCGTCTCCTTGAAGAAAACTTTCCGAAAATGAGAACGCCGACCCGGCGGTATTGACTTCATAAGTTCCAGATTTCATGGTTGCAGCAGCAGTAGCTGATCCATGAGTTAAACCACCGAAGACATCACTGTTTCCTGTACCTACCTTTATGTTGGTACCAGAAACGGTATAAGTACTTCCGATACGTTCTGCAGCTGTTGCTGCACCATTAACTGTGAGCTGTGTTGAAGTACTGAGTCGATGTGTTAAATCTGCACGAGCACTTGAAGCACTAAACAATATTATTATCGGCAATAATTTCCACATTTGACTAAGTAATTAGTGTGTTATTTTCTAAGTTTACTAAAGGGTAAACTTAGTAGGTATTGCTACTATATGATGACTGAAGATGTGACAAAGTCTCCTAAGACACCATCTGCAAAAGATGATTCAAAAAAGAACGTTTTTACAAAAATAAAAGAAGGTATTGATGATAAAGAAGAACAGTTAGTAATTTTGTCTACATTTGTGCGTCTGGGAGTTGTTGTTTGGAGCGGATTTATCATTTCTTTAAATTACATTACTTTGCCTGCATTTGGCGAACAAGCACCTAAAGATATAACTTTTGTAGCCTCAGTTTTTACCGGGGCTCTCGCTAGTTTTGGCCTTCAAACAGCATCTAAAAAAGGTGATGGAACGATGAAAATGGATAACAAAAAAGGAGGTGGTTTAGGTGATATTAGTAGAGCAGATTTTGAACGTTTAATTGAAAAGATGTCACAAGTAGGTCCGACTCAGACATTGCGTATTGAGCAAGCGCCTATTAAAATTACTACAGTAGATAACAAGACCTCTATCAAGTCTTAAATTTGAATGTATAGGAAGAGCAACATGAATTGGACAGCTCTCGGATTAGGTGCCTTTCTTGGAGTCTCAAATATTGGCTTGATGGGCTCTTTAATAAGCAAGGGCAGCTTACCTGTTGTTGATTTTCCAGTAGGTAGTTATACATCGTATGAGATGGAAGCTACCAAAGATGGTTACAAGATTAGATATAACGCCAATGATCCAAAAGTAATGATAAAAACAGAGAATGTTGTTAAACCTGCTAGTGGATTATTTAACAAAGGTGTTACAACTGTTGATTTGTATGAAGAATATACGATGAATGGGAAAGTTCATTTAGAGGGTGGTGACAACGCTTCTAAGCTTACAGCTAAAGAAATAGCGTGTATTAAGGCAGAAGGAGCTGGTGGCTCTACAGGAGGTGTTATAGGAGCTTCTGTAGGTGCTCAAGCAGCGCCTGCACTTTCAAATATTCCTATAATCGGATGGGTTGCTAGTGGATGGGCGACAATGTTTGGGCAAAAAACAGGGGCTAATCTTGGTGGAGATATAGCCAAAGCGATAGAAGGCTGTTAATGCCTATATTTCATCTTTCTGAAGCGGGTTTAGAGTTTATCCGTCTTTTTGAGGGTGCATATTTATCATCCGAAATAGTCAGTAGTTTAGAAAAAGAAGTTTCAGAATTAGTAACGGCTCCTATAAATCAAAATCAATTTGATGCTTTATTCTCATTTGCGTCAAATATGGGAATTGAACTTCTTTCTAATTCAAAATTACTAAAACGTATAAATGAGCTAGAAAACCCTTCTGAGGTTGCTGCAGAAGAATTGCATAAATGGAACAAAGAAGGTAGTAAGGTATTTCAAGGGCTTTCTAGGAGGCGTTCAGCAGAGTTAGAGCTGTTTTGCCATAAACCACCTGAATTTAAATGGGGTTGGGCATCTATAACATCTAAATGTCACACATATTTAAAAAAGCGTCCTGTACCTATTGGTGAACTTTCCTCTGATGAAACAGCAAAAATTTGTTCAAAACGTTTAATTCGACGTTGTCGTGTTATTGAAAGAACTGAAGGCCATACTTATTTAGAACTTGGCTTTGGTTTAGGAAAATGGTGGGTAGTAGATAAACATTGGGAAGGTTTGAAAACAGAAGTACGTATTTATCCATATACAAAAACTAATGATCTTTTACATTTAAGAGATTTTCCATATATGCATAGGCCAGAAGAAGAAAGTAACGGATGGGGGATTAGTCAATGTTGTGCTGTTGCCATGTGTTTAAAATACTTTGATGCCCCTGCTATTAATTGTATTAATGACTATATCAATATCGTTAATAAGTACGGAAGATTAAATTCTCGTCGAAATCACATAAAAGCAATGAATACTTTTGGTTTTTCAGCAACGTTTAATCATGTAACTGCTTCTGAAGACATAAAAGATAATATTAAACAAGGTTTACCAGTCATAGGAATTATTGCAGGACGTAGTATTCGCCAAGTAGGAGGTATGGCTCACAGTGTTGTTATTACTGGATACGATGACACTAATTGGTTAGTTCAAGACCCTTTTGGTGAATTAGATTTAACACTAGGTCGATACAAAGACAGGGGTGCTGATGCTGGTAGAAATGTTTTTTACAATCAAGAGTTGTTGAATAAACGCCTTTCTGTAGGAGGAGGTGTAGATGGTTGGTGTTGGTTAAATTTTCGTAAATATGTATTTAAAGATTAGGTAAGGTTATTCTCCTAAGTGGAGTTATTTAAACAAACTAGATCATGGCTGACGAAACTAAATCTTTAGAAGATCAATTAAAAGATCAAAGAACCGAAATAGAGACTAATATAAGACAAACTGAAACTCAGTTAGGTAGACTTAAAGAACAGTACTTAAAAATTCTTGGAGCTCTTGAATTTGCCGCAATTCAAAAACAAGAATCTGAAGATACAGACATTAAGTCTGAAGATTTAGTCTCTTAAGAAAATGTTAGGTGAATTAAATAGAAATCGATATAAAGCTTTAGAATTACTAGCCGAACATGTAAAAGCACCTTCTCGTGAGTTATCTCTTGATGCCATTATTTGTGACATCAATGATGAAGATTTACGTTGGGTAACAAATAAAGTTCATTATTATTTGCTTAAACTTTTAGAAGACGCTGACTATGATCCAGCGGAAGAAGAGGTTATTGAGACTATAAATTAAAAAATATACAAGTTTATGCAGATTACAGTTTTGACAAGGATGCAGAGTAAATGTGTATCATTGTGAGCAAGATCTTCTAGCTAATTTAGTTGTTTTATCGTCAAAAAATGCTCGAAAAGAATTTAGAAATCATATTTTTGCAGCTTGGGAATGGAAATGTGCTTACTGTGATAATAAATTAGATGATTTAAGTGCAACGATTGATCACATAGTTCCTAAATTTAAAGGGGGACATAACGTTAAATCCAATATGTGCTGTTGTTGTTCTTCTTGTAATAGACAAAAAGGTTCTACTTTTTTAGAAGAATGGTATACACCTAGTTTTGCTTTTTATTGCAAAAAAAGATTTGTTAAAATAAAGAATTGGATGGAGCAAGAACCAAGCTCTATTAAACTATTATTAGCAGATAAGGCACACCCTTACATAGCAAATGACTTCTACATCGGATGGGTACCAAGTTGACCCACAATCAAAATCTTTTTTAGACGAATATGTAAAAAATCCTGAACGTTGGATAGGTGATCGAATTGAGCAAGACGTACCAGCGCCAGGTGATAGTGCCTTAAAAGGAACTGTACGTAATGATATTAAAGGTAAAGTAGATGCTGGTGTTATACGAATTTAAATAAGACTCCTACATATGACTTTAATTTCATTTTCTTTTATTATTTTTTTTATTACAACCTATTGTTTTAGTATGTTTCACTTGAAACAAGACTCGCATTTACATAATACAAAAGTAGTTAGGAAAAGATAGATTAATTGAGTTTTACTTGATCTTCAATTTATCGCTGGTAATATAATTGTAAGGTTTTAGCTATTTATGGACGCAATCGAGCTTCCAATGGACGTTGAATTTCAAATTCATGCCACTGCATTAGCGATTCAGCAGTTAGATCGTGATGATTTAGAAGAAGCTTTTATCGAAATGCTCCATCAAAGAGCGTTAGACCGCCAAATGTTCTTTGGTGTTCTAAAAGATCACGGCATTGATGCCGACATTAAATTCAACATCTCCACTGTGGGACAGGTTTCTTAAATACTATGGCTACTCGCACTATTGAAGGCACTATAGACACATTTAGTGTCGATACAGGCTCTGAAGTTACTTATCTTGGTGCTACGTCATCAGGAAATCCAGGAGAGGCTATTAGAGCTTTTCGTGTTAACCCAGGTGGGACTGGGAACATTATTGTAAAACTTGATAAAACCAGTGGTGTTAATACTATGGAAGTATTTCAAGAAGATGCCTATGGAGGAAGCAGTGCTGCCACTGGATATAAAGTTTTTACAAATATAGCTAAAGACGGTAAAGGCAAAGGCGCTGTTGGTACAGCTGTTACTAATGCTGCAAAGAATTACGTTGTGTTGCTTACTTTAGATGGTTATTCTGAAGTCAGTTACAACGGAAGCGTTGACGTCCCATAAGAAGGAAAAAGTAAAACAAACTTGGAAACAGCATCCTTTTCTTACTTGGAAAGGAATAGAATTAATAAAAAGTTATTATCCTGCTCGTACTCATATTGGTATGGGTAGGTATGCCACGTATAAGGATTATGGAGAAGATATTTGGCGTATTGGGTATGGAAGTAAGAAATTAGGCAAAAGGTGGCTAGGAGCCAATGATGTAGCTACTGAAGAAGAAATTGATCAGCAATTAATAGAAGATTTAAAGGAATTTTCTGATCTTGTTTCTAAGTACATCTTTGCCCCTTTAAATACAAATAGAAAGGCTGCTTTACTAAGTTTTGCTTTCAGTATTGGTATTAGCTCTTTGAAAACCTGTCGTCTTTTAAATTTAATTAATAATTTTGCTAGTAAAACTGAATTAATTAGAGAATGGAGTCCTTATATCAATCGGTTGTGGTTTTCAGGTGGAGATCTGCTGGTAGCTCAACGTCGTATGGAATTAGATACATATCTGTCCCCTGACAAGACAATTCCAACGTTTGTTCCTCATCACTGTCATTTAAAGAAATGTTTATTGAATCTCCCTGAGACTTATACTGGGGCTCCCAATCAAGTGAAAGCCATTGAATATCTTGAGAAAAAGTTACTTCAGTGGGATTCTTCTGGTGAGGTGTTACGACGATTTTTTCGTTATTGGTCTGAGACGCCACGTGGTCTAGGATCTCCCCAGCGGCGAAAGGGTCTCGACTAAGCATATCAATTGCGTCCATAAGTTTTAAATCATCAGTGTAGCCTTCTACAATGTCTTTGTAATTCATGATTTGTCTCCTTCTTTGTTTAAACCTATTTTAAGCAATACTAAATATCCAATCAAATCTTGTATTACATCTTCATCTGTTGCTATTAAACCAGCTCCTTTTTTTATTCGGTTTAGTTTGTCATCAATTCTTACAAGTAACTGTTCTACAGCGCTAGATTTACTAAAAATCCTCGAAGGATTCATTGCAGAGTCACCATATTGTTGATTTTTATAAAGTAATAGCTCTTTTATGTCATCACATACACAAGCTATTTGTAGTTGTGTTTCAGTCATTGCAGAATTGGTATTGTCTGTATCCATGAACTTTTAGTTTAACCTCTAGTTAATTACTTTACCAATGTGTGAAAAGATTTCTACAAATTTATCAGTTTGTTGAAATCCAAACTCTAATTTGGGTAAGTATATAAAATATCCCCAAAACATAGGTGCTTTTAATGTAAATAAGTCTTTCCCATGTATGGTGTTTGCCCTTTGATAAGGAATACAAACTGGATAATCCCACATTTCTGGTAATATTCTCATCATTTCGGGATATGTAGTAAAAAATAAGGCTTCAGGTATATTTCTTAGTTTCCATTCTCTTAAAAGACGTTGAAACCAAATAATAGAAGGTGCTTTTGCTGCGCCACCAGCTCTTTTACTCCATCTCCATGTACCTCTTTGTTTACTAAAAGAACATCTTCCATATGTAGGAGGAAATAAATATGTTTTACCTGTCCATGGGTCTTGCATATTTAAACCATCTTCTTTTAATGTATATACTTTTTTTGCTCTTAAAAATTGTGCATTAGCATTGTGTGTTGAACAAGGATCGAGATCAATATCCCCTAGCAATGCACTTATGTAAGGTATGTAATCTGCTGGAGTAAGCCAATCATCCTCAATATGAAGGATTCTTCCAAGAATAAATTTATATTGTTTCCACGATAACGGTTTCTTTGTCACATTTGAAGAAGTCCTGTTTGCTCTTCATTAGTTTTAAAATGAAAAAGTTGTATATCATCTTTATCTTGAAGTATAAATAATGCTTCTTTTTCTGGATCAAGAGATTCTGCTATCGATATTGCTTTTCGTAAGTGCTCCACTCCGTGTAATTCTTTGTTATTTGCATCGTTTACTGCTTTTATTAATAAATCTACGGTTAAATAAAACATACTTTCTTTATCTTTTTTTTGAGGCATAAAAATCATTGCACCAGGTCCTTCATTTTTATAAAATTTCTTATAATATTCTGCTTGATCAGCCACTATTCGTTCAATTGATAGCTTTAATAGTTTTTCTTCTGTCTCTCCTGTTGTTGTTCCCAACATTTTTAAGAGTAATTTGTTACGCCTGCTTGTCATTAGATTCTCCTGATACTTTAGTGTAACTCGCTTCCTCTGATTTGACAGGTTTAATTTTTGGTACAGATTTTATATGTTTCCCTAAACCAGATTTTTTTAAAGTTTCTAATAATTTAGGTAAGGGTTTATATAGGACAACAGCCTTCTGCATATTACCTATTTTTTTAATGAGTTTTCCATTTTCATCTCTGAGTTTTGTCAATTCTTCTTGTCTTATTAAGTATTCTGCTACACATCTATAACGTCTTTTTTCAGATAAATTAATTTCAGGATATCTATCACAAATCGTACTAGTTCTCATATCGCTGAATGTTAAACGTATTTGGTCAGCTAAAGATAATCCCAGCATTAGATCTGTAGTACTAGTTTCATATCCTCGAATTAAATCTAAATATCTACGGAGATCAGAAGTTTTAAAGCTTCCAGAGGGAGGTATAAACATTTCTACTTGTTCTATTAACGAAGGCATTAAAAATTTTTTATAATTATCTATTGTTACTTTCTCAATATTTAATTCCGTAAAACGGTAACTTTGATAGACTTTAGGGGTATTTTCAGCTGGTTCGTAATCTGTGTTTTCTAGGACATGCAACCAATCCTCAGTGTTAATTATTGTCATTCAAGGATGCTGTCTTCTTTGATCTTAGCTGATTTTTTGTATTCGTCCCATTGTCTCTTGTGGTCAGTCATTAGAGTCTGAATAAAAAATTCTCGAAGTTTACTTATTTTAGGTTTAAAATTTAAATATAATTCTTTTTTAGTCTTATTAGACATCCATAAAGACTCAGCTAACATTTTTTGACTATCAGTAAGTAAAGTATCTTTTAAATCTTTCGTGGACATATCCTCTATAAGTTCGCTAAACTCCGTAAGGAAAGGATATTGTTTGCTATGAAGAGACCCATCACTTATGCCGAATTGTTGTTGATTTTGATTTTTATTCCTTTTGGTTATGTTGGAGTCCAGCATTTACACGGGTTTGTCACAGATAGAATCAGTATAGAAATAAAACAAAAGTGAGTAAATGGCTACTGAAGATAATTCTAGAATAGGTGCTACTGTCGTTTATGATTCTCCACATGCTCTCGATGCTGCAAGGAGATACAAAGAACAGATAGCTGGTCAATTAGATTATTTAAGAAAAGGTCGTCCTTCTTCTCCTGCCGAACAAAAACTTGGTTCAATAGATACTAAATTTTTAGCAGCAACTTTAGGTAAGGGTTCTCTTCCTCAAAATTATGGTACTTCTTTACCATCTGGAACTACTACATCTAGTGATTGGTTAGGTAATTTTTATGCAGAAAACAATATTGGAGGTCCTGGAGGTAATCTAGATACAAGAGCAAGAAATTACTGGGAAAACTCAGCAGCAGATAAAGGTATATATGAGACTAAAAAAATTATTGAAGGTACTGCTAAAAATGAAGGAACATGGGGTACACGTACTCCTGTGTCTGGGGGTATTAAGACTGATCCCTTTTTAAAAAGGTCTGGTGGAGATTATCTAGGTTGGCATCGGAATAACCCAGTCAATATGAGTGGTGCGTTAGATGATGATTCATGGGTTAAAGGCGCATATCAATCTTTATTAGGTAGAGAAGCTGATGATGCTGGTTTAGCCCACTGGAAAGGAGCTTTAGCTAGTGGTCAAAGTAGAGATGATGTTGTAGCAAATTTTAGAAAACAACCTGAATATAGAGACAAATTTATTGGCGAAGCTTATAGAAATTTATTAGGTCGAGATGCGGATGTAGGAGGTAATGATTATTGGAGTAAAGCAATGGAAGGAGGTCAATCTGAAGATTCTGTAATTGCCAATATAAAAAGAAGTGATGAGTTTGGTAGACAACAGCAAAATTCAATGCGTGATGCAGTTTCAACAAAAAATAATCTGGATTTAATGAATGAGGCTTATAACGAGCAAATATCTTCATTAGGTAGACGGAGGCAAGAAGCACAAGATGCTGTTCAAAAACAATATGGAACTACACCAGATTATTCTCCTTTATTAACTACAGATCCAACTATTTACACTCAAGATCCAGAAGCATCACAATTAGCCTCAATTAATTATTTAGCAAGTCAAGATCCTTCTAAAGGTTCTCCAACTATTTGGGGACAAGCATTAAGAGATGCCAGTGCTAAGGCAATAGGAAGTATTGATATTGAAGGTCTTGTTTCAGGTTTTTTTGATGCAAGAAAAGCTAATAAGAATGCTCAACAATCTTTAGATAACTATGTAAATTATTTTTAAGGAGCTAACGTACCAAAATCAATACTTGATGAAACACCTTCATTAACTTTTTCAAAATTTGTTTTCTCTGTAATTGTTTTATTTATTAATCCCCAGTCAACGTCAGTAACATTTATACTAATTGAATAAGTAGTTTCTAAATATCTAATATCATTTGTAATTAAAAATAAATATTTACCAGGGTCTAGAGTTGTTACAGGATAATCATTCTCAAGTGTTTCACTTTCATCATCTAAATAATCAATTGCAGCTTCTTTTGCTACATAACCTGAGTCATTTATTGGTAATTCTTCTCTTCTAGTTCTTTCAAATATTTGATAAAAAGCTACTAATGTATTTTTATTTGTATTTTGCTCATAAGAAAACTGGCTAAAGTTCTGTGTAAATTGTACTGACCTTGGTTTTGTTAATTCTATTTGATAAAAAGTAGTCTGTTTACGTGATAAACCACCATGAGAGTTTTTTATTTCTACTGTTCTAAAAATTGATGTAAAGTCTCCAAGATCTATCGGATCATAGATACTATCTCCAGTATTTGCTGGTAAAGGATCAGAACCAAAATAAGAAGTAGGTCCATATGCAGTAGGACCTGCTCCTCCAGTTGGATAAGATTCCACTGTTCCTAGATTGTAAAAACCTGTATTACTAGGAATTGTTGTTAGATACCGTGACATACTCCTTTGCTAAGCCAGTGAAGAGACTATTAGTTCTTCCTGATTTATTATATAATTCTTCCATTATTCTACTCCGTTCAGGATATACACCTTCTTCTTCTTTTGTAGCATAATTGTGATAATCAAGAGCAATTTCTAAGTGATTTAATCTAGCTGCAGCTTCTTCCTTTGTATCACACCATGCTCCGATTGTGGTATTCCCATCAAGTACTATCATTGGTGCATAATTTTTTTCTTTTAAATGATAATTACTCTGAACTACTTGACTCTTTTTCAGAGTTATTTTTTCTCTCTTTGTAGTGTTTGAAGATGTTGTCATGAGTAAGTTTAACGCACTGTAGTTTTGTAGGGGATGACTCGTTTTCGAGTTCTTTGATTGTAAGGTGCAAAGGGTTACAACAAAAAGGTTTACAAGATTTTTTTGTAAAGATCCTGTATTTACCTGTATAACCGCGACTCAACCAAAAAGCAACTCGCGATGCTGATTGAGTTTTACCACTATGGAATGGAGAAGGAAAATATGCAACTGACTCACTTCCATTTTTCTTTGTTGAACCATTCCAAGCCCAACATTCATTATCTTCACCAATATCAACTTGGTCCCAAAAACGTTTAATTTGCCAATGCCAACGAAAATCAAAATTACGCACATCAATAGTGCATCGATCATTTTTTATTTCTTTCATACAATCTAAGCACTCTCCCATAAGGCCAAAATTACCTTTATGTGTTGTAGATCCTTTCGCATGCCAAGGACATTCATAATTATTTTTCATGTGATAATTCAAATTAAATTCATCCGCTTCTGTAGAATACTCTGTAGTCAACTTTTTATATAAAGCTGCAATATTCTTCCAAAGAAGTTGTTTATCAGGATTTTCATTGACGTCTTCAGGAATATAAGTCTCATAATTACAAATTCTTCTGACAGTTTGATAAGGAAGTCTGTAAGTCTTTGATAATTTTAAACTACTTATGCCTGACTCACTTTCCTGTCGCAGTTTACTTATTAAAGTGTTATTAATGCCTGTTTTATTTCTTTCATTGTTTTCTTTTGCTACATCTGCCCTTGTTCCCCAGTAATAATGAGATGGATTTAGACAATATTGAGACTCACAAATAGACCGACGAACAATAATTGGTTTTAAAGGATCAGGATCTTGCCCAGCCATAGCTAAAAGCAAAGGACGTGCATCTCGACCCCTGTAAGAGAGTCGAACCTTTTTACTAGTGGTAAAACCTTGAAATATTGTGTGATTACATTGATCACGCCGCTTCAAACACCAGCATTTGTCTTTTCCACGTAGCTGTAAAGCTATTTGAAAGGCTTTTACAAAGGTAATTTTGTCATTTGGTGTAAGAGAGGTAGCTAAAAAAGCATCCATTTTAGGAAAAACAGTTAGGGTGCAAGGTGTTCTACACATTAAACCTCTTCTGGCGCAATGGCAATCATTGAACACCCAAAATCTAATTTTTTTTCCCTTATTTATTTACTTCTAAGGAGGAGAGGGTTAGGTACGTGACTGTAAGTTATCTTATCTTCACTCATGTACCTATCCCTAACGCTTACGTACTTAAGATAAAAGCCTATATTTTTTAAGTTTTTGGGTGTTTATACCAAAACCATTGCAATGAAAGCTATTAAGAGAAAATCGCATAAAAAAAGTAGCTTCTCCCTACCGTTTTTAAGGGTATTTTTTTGTTTTTAATGTTTATTGAGATTTTCGAAGGTTGAGGTTAGGTGCGTGACTGTTCAAATAATTCTGCGTATGTTTGAGCTTCGTCAAAGGAGTGGGTATAACGACACATGGCGTCATTAAGGCAACAGACACGATGCATTTGGTGTCCATTTCTGGTTAAAGTTTTAATAGTTGTCCCATTAGGAAAGTTAATCAAAATAATAGGCAATTATCCAGTGTTATTATTATAAAAACTCTGATAAAAATAAAGGTAGTTATAGCTTTATAATTAATAAAACTAGGTAAAGATTAATGTACGGCGCAGGATTCGACCCAGCAGGCTTAGATATGGCGGATTTGGGTGATCCTCGTCGTCAAGAAGGTTTACCAGGTGGTTATTCAAATCAAGGTCAAGCAGTTAGTGCTCCTTATGCAGAAGCAAATATGCGAGCTGCTGAAAAGACTAATCCTATGAATGCCATTTCACAAGAACCTGGTATTACTGATCAGGTTGATGACTTTTTATCCCGTATTGGAGCTTAATCATGAGATTTGCATTTGGTGATTCTGGCAGTTTTTTAGATGCTGTAAAGGATGGTTTACTTGGAGCTGCGTTTAATAATGATTTTGGTGGAGGAGTTGTAGGAAGAACTGGAGCTTGGGACCCAACGAAAGGAGTTGTTGGTACTGCGTTTAATAATGATTTTGGTGGAGGAGTTGTAGGAAGAACTGGAGCTTGGGACCCAACGAAAGGAGTTGTTGGTACTGCGTTTAATAATGATTTTGGTGGAGGAGTTGTAGGAAGAATTGGAGCTTGGGACCCAAGGAAAGGAGTTGTTGGTACTGATTCAGCAGCAACAAACTTTATTAAAGAAGGAGGTGTTGCAGGGTTAACTACTGGTCATAATCCGCTGACAGGAATTGTTGGAGATAGAAATCCTTTTGGTGATTTCGGAGGAGGATTAGGAGGTGTCGTCGGCGGTTTAGTTGGTAAAGGAGGCGAGTCAAAAGGTGTAAGTGGATTAGGTGGTTTTAGACCAGCTGGATTTATTGGGAGTTTGTTTGGAGCTTAATTATGACTTGGGCTCATAAAGTAAATTATTCATCACAAGAGGCTTTAGATGCTGCTAGGGCAGCAACGCAGAATAAATATAAAAGAATGTTTAGTAAGCAAATTGAAGAAGCTGCGAGGCGGGGTGAAACAGCTTTAGATGCTATGGATTTTTCTCTTTGGCATTCACGGGTTGCAACTCCTGATGATAATGCAGAATATCGATGGGCTTTTGAACCTTTAGGAACAAACATAGCACCTTGGAGAAAGTGGGGAGGTGGGAATAAAAAATCGTCAGGAACAAATGCTACAAGAATGGCTTCAATAGGTAAGATAAAAGCAGCACTTGGTGATACGAGTCCAACTGTAAATAGATCTTTTGCACCAGACGCGAATGTTAATAACTATGTAAATAGAAATTTCGCTGACATGCTTGGTTTAACACCAGTTACTAATTCTCTCAGCTCACGATTGAATGCTACGCAAGGCAAACTTATGCCTTCCAATCCAAGTTATAGAGGTGTAGGTGCTAATCCTAGTTATGGTGTTCCTTCACTAGGTAGTTTTGATAATGTTTCATCTTTTAGTAATTTCACAGGTGGTTTACCTTCATTTGATCAAAGCTCTATAGAACATTCTTCTTTATCCGATCCTTCTAGTGTTTCTTCGTCTTTCAGAGCAGCGGGTGACGCTTTTGGTAAGTCTGGAGGTGGTTCAGGTGTACCTTTTGCCGATGAAATACCGATACCTTTAGCTTTATCTGTAGATAATTCTTCTCCTTCTTCTTCTTCTTCTTTTAGTCCTCATAATTATCTTGTAATAGGAAGAAGTCCTTATTCTCGTAGTACTTATTATTAATTATGGGTGACACAGATTTTCCAGCAGTAATGGCAAATTGGGGGAATGCTAGGGATTTAGCATCTCAATGGCAAGGTCGTTCTAAAGGAAGCTCTTCATACGTCGAGAGTGGAACAGGCATACCTACTAGTGGTGAACATATTGAGTATGAATCAGGTGAAGGTTCTATAGAAGATCCTTGGTATACAGAAAGGAGAGAGTTCTTTTAGGTAGTAGATTTTTAGAGCGTAAAATTATATATAAAGCGCTAAGTTTAATAAAGTAGATGACACAGACTAAAGCTGAATTATTACAAACCAAAAATCAAGGAGATATACGTCTTGGAGATGCTGATTCTTCACATTATGTAGGTTTTAAAGCGCCAACAACTGTAAGTGCTAATAAGGTATGGACTCTTCCTGCAGCTGACGGAAGTGCTAATCAAGTATTAACAACTAATGGTTCAGGAGTTTTAACTTGGGCTGCTGGTGGTGGTCTTTCTTCAGATGCACAGTTTAACACTGTTGGCGGTACAAACGCAGGAGATAGTTTTACTGGAACAGATGCAAATTATAATACGTTGATCGGTTATGACGCTGGAACAGCAATAACATCTGGTGATAATAATACTGTCTTTGGTTATAAAGCAGGGGAAGCTATAACAACTGTTAGTCGGAACAGCTTTTTTGGATATCAAGCAGGTAGATATACCACTGGTTATAATAACACTTTCATAGGTGAGAATTGTGGTCAAGGATCGTCTGGATCTACTACTTCTTATAATGGTACTGGTCTAGGTAAAGGTGCATTATATAGTTCAACTACTGGTGGTGGTAATACATCAATAGGCATGAACTCAGGATACGCAGTTACTACTGGTTATGACAATACGTTGATTGGTTATCAAGCTGGTAATACGCTTACAACAGGTAGAAATAACATTTGTATTGGTTATGAATCTGCACCGTCAAGCAATACAGTTGATCATGAAATAACGTTTGGAAATTCATCTATATCAACTTTACGTTGTCAAGTAACAAGCATTAGTGCCTTATCTGATAGGCGTGATAAGACAGATATTAATACTTTAGATTTAGGATTAAACTTTATAAATGCTCTTAATCCAGTAAAATTCAAATGGAATTCAAGAGAAGGAATATTAAAAGATGGTAGTTATGAAGCAGGTTTTATAGCTCAGGACTTTCAGGAATCACAAAAAGACTTTAATGCTGAATACCTTAATTTGGTATTAGATACAAATCCAGAAAAACTAGAAGCTGCTCCAGGTAAATTAATTCCAATAATGGTCCAAGCCATTAAAGAACTATCCGCAGAAGTCCAAGCATTAAAGAACTCATAGATTAGCCACTTTAGAATAGAACAAATTATTAGTAGTTGTATAACTAAATGGCTTACATTGGAAGACAGTTGGCACGAGGAGAAAATAGACTCTTCGATGATATCTCTAGTAGTTTTAATGGAAGTACCACAACTTTCAATTTAACTGTTGCATCGGTTGCTACCTCTACTGCAACTCCATACCAACTCTTTGTGAGTCTTGGCGGGGTGATGCAGAAACCTGGTACAGACTTTACGACAGCTGGTAATCAAATAACCTTTACGACTGCTCCAGCAGCTGGAATTTCCTGTTGGATTATGATGCAGGGAGATTCAATTGATCAAGCTGCTATTCCTGACGGTGTAGTAACTGCAAGCAAAATAGCGAATAGTGGTGACTTTGCATTTCCTGCTGACATCCGTTTAAAAGATGGTGATGGCTCACATTATGTAGGTTTTGAAGCGCCAACAACTGTAAGTGCTAATAAGGTATGGACTCTTCCTGCAGCTGACGGAAGTGCTAATCAACTATTAACAACTAATGGCTCAGGAGTTTTAACTTGGAGTACTGTTGCTGCTGGTGGTACTACGGTTACTAATGCTTATTCCTTAGTAAGTAGTAATGCTGGAAGTGGTGGTTCTTATGTCGTTTCGCTCGGAGAAGAGGCAGGAGAGAATCTTAACACTTTAAATAATTATTATAACATCAGCATAGGGAATCAGGCTGGTTATACAGCTAACGTCAATTGGGGACATATATACATAGGTAAGCAAGCTGGTAAGTTTCTTACAGGTGGTAACATTTGTATTGGATACGAAAGTGGAGTAGGAGTTTCTGGATCTAGTACTGCAAGTTCCGTAACTGCTATTGGTAAATTTGCACTTAAAGCTATAACAACAGGTGGTCCTTGTGTAGCTTTGGGTAGTTATGCTGGATGGAAATTAACCTCAGGTATTAATAACGTAATAATTGGAGATCAGTCTGGGTACAACGTTACTACTGGTGCTAGTAATACATTTTTAGGAGAAGCAGCTGGACATTCTACAACAACTGGAACTGATAATATATGTATAGGAAAGTATGCATATGGACCTACAACAGGAGCAAATAATATTCTTATCGGTACTGGTTCTACTTTATCAGCCCAAACAGTTTCTAATCAAATAACGCTTGGAAATTCATCTATATCAACTTTACGTTGTCAAGTAACAAGCATTAGTGCCTTATCTGATAGGCGTGATAAGACAGATATTAATACTTTAGATTTAGGATTAAACTTTATAAATGCTCTTAATCCAGTAAAATTCAAATGGAATTCAAGAGAAGGAATATTAAAAGATGGTAGTTATGAAGCAGGTTTTATAGCTCAGGACTTTCAGGAATCACAAAAAGACTTTAATGCTGAATACCTTAATTTGGTATTAGATACAAATCCAGAAAAACTAGAGGCAGCACCTGGAAAATTAATGCCAATAGTGGTCCAAGCCATTAAAGAATTACTAGAAGAAGTGACTACATTGAAAACTAAGGTTGCTTTATTAGAATCTGCATAAAATGATTTATTGTTTTCTTTCTAACCCACCTTTATATTTTCATCCTGCTACATGGGGGAAACCTTTAATATCTCATGGTACTTATGAAGGACTCCCACCTCAAGGACAATTAATAGCTATCATATTAGGCTTATTATTGTTCTTAGTAGGTTATGGACTCTATTTAACATTCGGTGCTGGTAAGGAAGATTTAAAAGATGCTATTGATGAACATGCGAAAATGCATGAATTAGGGATTGCACATGGGCATAATGGAAGAAAGCTTAAATCGTAAATGGTTAACCTCAGAGATAAAATTATTAAATCTCTCCTAGCCCATGCCAATGGAGAGATTCAAATCCATCTTGCAAATGTTGAAATTTATTTAAACAATCCCGCAGGTATTGGGGAGCACTCTGATATTACGGGAGCTATACAGGAAGAATTAGATAAGATTGCAAAATGGGAAGATCAGATTTCTGTAATTCAAAAATATCTTACTAGTGCTCGCTAATACTAATTTTGAAGATTATCAGACAAAGTATTGAGAATATGTATATACTCCCATGATGCCCCAAAAGGTGACCATAGCGAAACGACCAGTGGCTTTTTGCCAGATTAAAGAATTTGAAGACATTAGAAAACTCCTGGAATAATTTGACCTGTTGTGATGTAAGCACCTAATAATGCAACGAAACCAATCATTGCCCAGCGTCCGTTAGCTTTTTCAGCTTCTTCTGGGTAGCTAGTATAATTTTCTACTAGTTGTGGTTTTGCTTCTTTAGCAAAGATATTTTGCTTTCCGTACTCAGTAATGATGTGAGAGGAAGTCATTAAAAAATACCAGGGATGATGTTTCCAGTTGTCATATAAGCTCCTAAAGCAGCAACGATTCCAATCATGGCCAAGCGACCATTAGTTAATTCAGCATTTTCAGAGAGTTGCTGATTTACAGCAGTTTCCTTAGTAGTCATGAGTATGAAAAAGGTATGAAGAAACCCCACCGAGGCGAGGCTTGTCTCTTCATATTTTATACATATTTACACTTTGTAACCGAACTTAATATTACGTTACAATCACTTATCGATGCTATTAGAAAATCTAATAATCTAGATCAGAACTTGTACTTAGCTCCGATTTTTGTTCCATAAAGGTTGTCATCTTCTTGTGACAATAGTGAAAATTCACCATAAACACCAAGTTTTTCAGTTGCAGAAATGTCACCGCCAATCTTTCCAGATAAACGTGTTTCTCCGTCGCCGCCTTCAGGAGCGATGATTGCAGGACCGCCTTGTACATAGAAACCATAAGTTTCGTTGCCGCCTTCATAACCAATATGGATATCAGTTACAGATCCTTCATAGTCAGTACCTGTGAAACCAGAGTTAGCTTCAACATTTACATATGTGCCAGCGAAAGCAGCAGGAGCAGCTACAGAGGCAGTTGTTGCTGCAAGAGCAATAAGAGTTTTGATCATTAGTTTTACTTATTAAAAAGTATAAGAGTAATTACCTAGTAAGGCTAACACCCAGAAACCTAGATACTGCAAGGGTTTTGCCTATGCCAATTTATTTTCTGGCAGTATAGTAGGGGATTTTGTATGCTTTTGATCAGAACTTCTTACTACTAACCCCTTTATAAAAGGTCTTCCTTTCTTTGTAAAATGATAAATGTTCTTAAGTGCTAACTGATTTTTACAACAGTCAAGAAGTAAAGATATAAATCTTTTTTGTCCTACAGGTTTTGATCCAGTGTCTTCACAATAGGAACAATAACTTGCATAAAGATGAAAACTACTATTGCAATATCTTTCTTTTGCATCCTTTGCTGCAGGAATTTTCTTACCTACGGATGCAACAGCGTCAGGTTCATGTACAACTTCTGACTGTAACCATTCAATAAGATTATTACTATTTAATAAAATCTCATTTCTAACCTTCTTCAATGAAGGAACTTTTTCATATGTATCTAGAAGATATTCTCTCATTTCTTGAGTAGTCATTTGTAAAACCCAGTTGACTAAGCCAGGTAAATAATTCTTCCATAAGCCCTTTACGACTCCGTTCTCCATTTTTATCATCTCTTTCGCCTCAGAATTTTTATCCCATAATGAGCGATTAAACTCCACGGTCAAACGCCGTCTAGTTAAGCCAGATGTGTTATCTGTTGTCTGGATTGGCTCATTGGCGCAAACCATGACCATACCGATGTAAACAAATGGTTCCCCTACGTTTTTATTTTTCTCTTCAAAGCGTAAATTATCTCCTCCAGTAAGAGCTTTAAAGATCTGTGCAGAGCCTCCGTACCGCTCTGAGTCGTTAATTAGAGTGAGTCGCTTACCTTTTATTGATGCTATCTCGAAACGGCTCTGTTCGAGCTGATTAAGGGTAGTACTTGCATAGTTTCCATTGCCAACTAGAGCACAACAAAGATTTGCAAAAGTTGATTTACCACGTCCTCCTGGTCCAATGATTTCAAGGAATCTCTGTAGTTCATGACCTTGACCGACTAAGCAAGCTTTTAGCCATGCTCTTAAAACTTGAACTCTATCTTCATCTCCATATTGAGTCTTTCTAAGCCATTGGATAATAGGTCCTGGATCTGCGTTAGGGTTATAGTCAAAGTCAAGCCCCCAAGTTAAATAATGTTCAGGATCATGATCTAGAAATTCACCTGTATTCATTTCAAGTACACCGTTGTTAAAAGCTAGACGATCAGGGTCATCATCCCAGTAGGTGTGGGTAATATAAGCCTGAGTTAGGTTTACTACGTCGGAGATCAAATGAGATGTAAAGCCACCTGGGGTAGGAATATTTTCCCTTAAAAAGAGGTCTTGTACGAAGTGTTTATATTCATGTCTATATTCTTCTCTTCTCCAAGTACCTTTACTACTTTGATAAAACATAAAGGTATCAAATTTTGGATCATATCTCCAACCACATTCAACGACCATCTGAGTAACAAATTCAGCTAATTCTGAAGCTGGTGGAGTCTTTGGTCTGCTTCTGCCTTTTACCTTTTCTTTTATTTCTTCTTGTTCTTTTTCAGTAGGTGCTCCCATGATTGCTTTAAGAGCGTTATTTATAGTGCTTTCATTAATTTCTGTTTTATCATTTTTAAATAGTTTTTTAGCTTTTTCTGCGAGTGCTTCAGCTGATTCAACGACAAAGCCTCCAAGTTCTAGATAACCATCTTCTTTTGCTTTAGCCCTGAGAGTATGTATACCTGCACCATTTTCAGGAGCTGGTCCTCCTTCTTGACGTTCAAAAGTATCCCATTTCTGTTCACAAACCCCATCTTGAAAGTTAGAAGCTTGCTCTGACCAGTCAATCCATTCTTTTAATAAAGAATCGTCTATTTGATGTAAGGCTGCACCTACTGTGATCCACTCTTCATAGTCAATAGCTCTATCTTGACTAAGATGATCTAGATAAATTTTTGCTTCAGATAACAATTCTTCCTGTTGAAACTCTGATCCTTCCTCGTAATTGATGTTTATCTGTTGAGTAACTATTCCTTGTCTGGGTGTTTTTCTGTATTTAGTTGTTGGATGAGCTTTTGTAATTGCGTCATATAACCATTCTGGAAGTTCTGGAGGATTTTTTGCATACTCAAAACCACCATGTGAAGTCGTAAAATATCCCTCAGTTTCTGGATGGCTTCCCATGATTGCACCTTGTCTTGATCTAAAAAGAATTTCAAAAGAAGGTATGCCTATTTTTATTGTCGCTTTATCTGGTAATAAAGATATTTTTTTAGTTGGAACGCTGTAAAGCATCCTCTGTCTGCCTTCTTTACCAGATGAAATCGTTAAAGTAGGAGGAAAAATAGCGGAAAGAGGAGCACCAGCTAATTCTTCGAGTTCTGGTATAGCTTCTGGACCATCAATATCTACCCATAAAAGTCCACCTTCATTTGACCACTGACCTGTAATTAAGCCTATGCCAGTTGCTTGTCCATCTTGCAGCTCCGCTTTTATCTGGTCAATGGTATAAGGTTGAGAAGTCCAGCCAGCAAGATATGCCCTTTTATCCCGTAATGGTGTGAGAGCCCAATCTTGAGGAATTAAATCAAGATTGATTTCTCCAGCTTTAATTTGATAGTTAGGTTGTTGTTCTGGTGATGCAGTAGGCACAGTTTTGTCTCGTTCGCGTAATAAGATGTTGACACCAGCTTGAGGTTAGCGGTTTTTACCTATTTAGCCAGTTTTTTATTTTTTTATTTTTCTGTATCTCTAATTTAGTGGATATCAATCTGTCTTTTTATCTTCGTTTACAGCATCCATTTCCAGTTTTGCAGCTTCTTGAGCTGGTAATATTTCTGTGTAATATTTTTTAACTGCATCAAGCCATTTCTCTTTATATTTTTCAATTGTTGAACTTTGTATAACAAAAACTTGAGTGTCATCTCTTGTTGCAACAAAAGTCATTACTAAGTCTGGTTTTATATTTACCGTATGTTCCAAAGCTAAGGCATAAGCTGCCATCTGCATTTGACATTTAGAATATTTCATAAAGCCTGCTCGCTTCATGCCATACAAATTTTTAGGAGTATCTGGCCCAGGCCAACGAGCGTAATAGGGTCCATTACTTGTTTTTAAATCTCCAAGTACAACTTTACCTTTGTATTCAGCAACAATGTCAGGGGTACCAGCCCATCCCCAGTTTTTTTCTTTATTATTTCCTGGGTGCCATACACGAGATACCCCATCTCCTCCAACTACCCAAGAAAAATCATCAGGGTTTTTTGGATTTTCTGCCCATACAATATTTTCTAATTTTTCTAAATTTTGAGGTAAACCTTTCCAAAAACTTGCAATTTCAGGATCACTAATTTGTGGATCAGTTTCTTTACCTAATAAAAACTCTTCCATCAAAGAGTGTACTTTTGTTCCTCTAGCAGCAGCAGCTTCTCTTCCACCAGGATTTTTCTTTGCCCATCTTTCTAATGCAGCTTTACTACCTGAGGTAGCTGACAAAATAGTTGTTACTGAAGGTAAGGCACCGTATGGAGTTTTGTAATGCCGAGATCCATCAATCGTGACGCGAGTGTCACCCTCAGAGCGATAATCCAAAAAAGTTTTAATATCGGCTCTAAGGAGAATAACCTTACTTAATCTTGCTTAATCCTTAGATTCCACGGTAGCCAAATGCTTTTTTGCTTCATCCATATTGCTAAAAAATTTGCAAATACCTGTGTAACAACTTAAATAACGTTCAAAAGTAGTTTTTCCTCCCGTTAGCGGGTACTTATAAACAGTTCCACCTTGAGGTGTGATTAAAACTAACTTTGGTTTTTTCATTATTAGTAATGCAATTGATATATTCTATTTTTAATCATGTTCTACTTCTGGTGGACGATCTTCAGGATTATTGTTAAAACAATTATCAATCTTTTGTGCAAATTGCATGTTCTGATATTGACCTACATGGGCTTGAATTCTTGCATGGATATCAAAAGCAGATTTAATTGCATCATCAGGACCAATCATTAATTTTGAGTTAGCTAATAATCCAGCAGTCAAAATACAAATGGAGAGTTCCTGAGGATTATTGACAAAACCTCTTAGAGATTTTCCATTATCAGTAAATGAGGAAATTAAAAAATCTAAATGATCGAGATTCGGATCGGGTGTAGAACTTTCTGGCATGGTTATTCATCCAAATTGTGAATGTGGTATAAAGCTATCGTATTCCTTTTTATCACAGGGTCCAGCAGCCCTTCATCTTTTAATGCATGTATTCGCCTCTGAATAGTTCTATGATTACGTCCAAATTTTTTTACGACTTCAGTAATTGGTATCAATACGAGGTGCTTCCCTTCAAATTCTGTAGAGACTTCTAATAGGTAATTATGGATGTCTTTTGCAAGATCATCCATAAGATTTGTCATTAATGGCCTAACCACTATTTATTTCCAAATTTAGTACAGGTTTGATTCTACGGGTATCTAACTCTATTTGATTTTGTTTTTCTATGATCTTTGGTTATATTTTTCAATTCCATTTTTTGCTGTTTGTAAATCAACTGTCCAACAAGGCTCCCAACCATGCATTTTACTAGGAAATTTATAGAGAATATGGCCAGTATTACCGTGTTTTAGACTTTTGATTTTATATCCTTCATATGTTATTGACTCTAAGATTTCAGAAGGACCACCACGATATTTTAGTTTTTTTTGATTTTTCACTATTGTAATGCAGCAACAATAATAGATTATCGCCTGTAAATCAAGATAAATTTTTACCTGTCAAATATATTGGGGTCAGTCCATTCATTTTTCCGACATATGCAAATTTCAGATTTTTTATGAACTTTTTTGCAGAAAGAGCAAATTATTTTTGTAGTTGTATCTTCTTTCGTCATTTTTTAAAATTTTTAATAGCAATTAATTTTAACTTGAGTTTATATGCCTTTTTTAATTCGTTTTCTCAATCGATAAGCTAAAGAAACTCTTTTTACTAATTTAGCTGGGGAAGGACCATGTTCTGGAAAGTCTTCCATAATTTCTCTCATCCTGTCTTTATCTGGTAAGTTTTCATTTTCCTCTTGAATAATTTTATTGTTAAAAATTCTTTTTATTATTGTGCTTTTTTTTAATCCAAATTTTTGTTTTTCTTTTTCATTCCACATATCAAAATTAGGAATTAATTTAGAGCGTACAGCTTTTATTGTTGCTTGATATTTATTACCAGTAGGTTTTGAGCTTATTAATCTTTTTTCATATGCCAATTTAATGATATTAATAATGTTTTCTCTCTTCTTTTTCCAATGTTCTTGATTTGTTTTTAACTCACTAACCTCTTGTTCTAAATTATCAATCTGTTTATCACATTCTTTTATGACGCCAATAATAGCATCAAATTTTGACTCTTCTCTGGATTTAAGCGAGTCCCAAATGTAAGCTAATTCTTTTTTTTCATCCTCTTCAATTTCAGGAGAATTTAAAAGAAAATCTATTTGTTGGCCATGCTCCAACAATTGAAGGTATGTAGATCTATCAGCCATTATTTTCCTTGGCCTCTATACTTTTTCTGACTCTTTAACTTGTACGATCCATTTTTGCGTCTACCAGCACCTATAGATGTTTTTTTAGGGTACGCCTGTATGGATTTTTTTTCACTAGATCCACTTGATTTTGCCATTGAATTTATACTTTCTGCGTAAATCTTAGTGTTTGTACGGTGTATGTCAATCAGGATGGGTAGAATGTTATATATAAGAGAGCAGCTTATGAAGAATTTTAAAATTACAGAAGTACCTTTTGATCCTCTAGATATAGCTCCAACACTGGAAGATGAATTTACAATTGAGTCAGTTTCAAGAGAATTACTATTAATTAAAGACCCAAAGAAATTAAGAATGGCTGCATTAAATTTATTAATGATTACAATGCAACGTCAAGCAATAATACGTAATTTGTGTAAACAATTAGCAAAAGGCCAAACGTCTGATACAGTCACAAAATCTCACAGCAATTAATTTTTGAACTTAGGAAAACAACACAAGAAATTGGTAAAACTTGCAACTAAAGCAGAAAATTGTACGTCTAGGAAGCAAGCAAAGGAAATCATAAAAAAAGCGGAGAAGGTTCAATTAAAGCTCTCCGCTAATTATTTAGATTCAGAAAAAACTTAAGTTAGTCCACCAACTAAAGCCCCTGCTTCATCTCTTTCACCAAGATTCGTTGCAGGTAGAACAGGGTTAGTAATATCTACGCCTGGTTTTAAAGCGTGGAACCCAATTTCTTTTTCACATTGCTTGAAGTATTTGTTGGCGTATACCTCTGGTGGGCAACTTTCCCAAACCTCTTCAATATGGTCAATGTCTGCTGCTTTTTTAGGCCAAAAGTCTAAAATATTATCCTCATCAGGGGTTTCCCATGATTCTGGAACAGCAATATCAGATTTTCTCTTGTCACCATATTTTTCACTACCAAAGGTAGGTGTCCATATAACAGAAGAGCACATCTTTTCACCAAAACCTTGTGCTGCTTTATCACCAGTATGACTAGCGTAAGCGCCTTCTAGTTGCTCTAAGAATTGAGAATACTTTTGACATAGAAGTCGGGCAGCTCCACCATGGATAGACAGAATCAAAGGCTTTTTATGAACAGGAGCACCTTTTGCATCTACTAGGTAGCACAGAACAAGACGTCTTCTTCTATAAGGAACTGGCTTATCAGGATTCCTTTCTTTCCATGTATCCCAAAGGTGATTCATATCTCCGTAGAGACCTTCAATAGCACCTTTCTCTTCGCTGTTTTCAACGAAAGTAGGATCATCTTTATAACCACCACGCAAAATAATTAGTCGGGGTGTGCGGAATAAAATTCCTTCCTCTATCGCGCCACCACCAAATTCTTCTTCAGTGTGCTCAGCATCAGGGAATTGAGAAGGCTTACCAAACCAACCGCAGCGGTCAGCGTGAGTATCCTTAAGAAATATTCCAGGATCTTTTCTTCTGTTAAGGATCAGGAGCATACCAAGTTCACGCATTTGGCGTGGGTATTTTTCAGTGTCCTTAAAACGGTCTAATACAGACATAAGTAATTCAGGGTGTTCAGTTAGTTTGGGCTGGATCTACCAGCGTTACAAGGTTATCAAAAGGGAATCCCATCATCAACCTCTTTTGCTTTTTTAGGCTTAGAGCTAGATTTAGAGATTGCCTGTTGATGTGGAGAGTCAGCGAATTGGGGGTTTTCCAATTTAGTTTCCTTTAAAACCTCATCAGCTTTTTTCTCTAGTTCTTCAGTTTTTTTATTTTTACCAAAGAAAGAGTATTGAGAAGCTCGTACTCTAATTTTATAGTTGTGCCTTGTGACATTATCTTTGCCAGTCCAGCATTCAAATTTCAGAGTACCTCCCATGGCAACTTGACGACCTACAAAAAGGAATTTTTTCATCCGTTCTGCATCGTCTCTCCAGCTCTCGATCCTGAAACCAAGACTGTCTTGCCAAGTGTGGCCAAGAGTCTTTTGTGGTGGAGCTTGACACATTAAACCGAAGTTAAATGCATCTTCTCTATATTGTTCACCAATAAAACCAACGCCACCAGCTAGGTAAACTTGATTAATTGCTGTACCTGTAGGTACCGCTTGTATTGGTTGTGTAGGTACCACATACATTTTCCCATCTTCATGGGGGTATAGGCGACCATTAATGAGCAGAGTTGTTTCAGGTTCAAATGCACCAGCTGCACATGTATCGCCAGCTGCGAAACTAGGTAATACAAAAAGAGGTATAGGAATTGGTTTTTTTCCAGTACCTGCTATTGCAAGGCGCATTGTACGAAGACCACTAACTGTGGTGTCGTCCCCTGTGTAAACTGCTGCCGCTGTAATTAAATTCATAATTCAGTTTTAAGAGATTTTGAAAGACGAGCCTTAAGGATTGTATGAATCCTATCTAACTGTTCATCAGCAAGATTTCTAAGGTCGTTATAACCTCGTTCTAAATCAATGAGCTCTGTGGTAGTGATCTCATCGGGTGTTTCGGTTTTTTTAGTGCGAGGTGGCATGGCAGTTATAACAGCAGGTCTACTGTACTTACTTCGTCTAAAATAGCAAGAGATATTTACTTAGAGATACGAGATATGGCATCTTTTAATTCAGATGATCTTTTAGCAGCAGCTTTAGCACAACTGGGTAGGGAACAAGGTGATCCTTCATTAGTTGCTCATTCAAGGTTTCATAATGGTACTCATTTAGAAGGTACTGATGATAAAGAGCCTCACAATATGAATCCTGTACTATTTGAAGATGAATACGGTAGAAAAATCAGAGGTAGTATGTCAACAGAAGATGCATACAGACCGGGTTTACATGATCCAGAAGCTATAAAAAGAGGGGATATTCTTGATGACAGTAATATGATTGAGTACACAACTGAGGAGGCAATACAAGATGAAGTTTCTAATGCTTTGTATGATGAATTATTTAAAATGGCTCGCGCAAACAGTGCAAATCCAGAGTCTAAATTCATAAGAGATCCAGGTGGTTCTGGTAAATTAATAAAATTTAGTACACCTATTGATTTAAGGTCACTAGAACAAAAAATGGGAGGATATCCTTTTAATCAAATTTAAATTTTTGGAATGTAACCTTTAGCTTGATTAATCAAAGGTAGAACTTCGGTTTCTACTTTCTCTGCAATTCTGTCAACAATACTTATATCAATATCCAAGAAAGGAGGGATAATTCCAAGCAGTCTTAAAGTACCGTCTAAGAATAACGCTAAGCAAATAAAGCCAAGGATCATACTAATAATTGTCGCCTTGAAATTGTGCTCTGCCATTGAAGCTTCGTCTATTGCTCTAGCCTCATCTAAAGCAGCTGTAACCATGGCGTCTACTTCAGCTTTGGTATAAAAATCACCTATGAAAGGTATATCGTGTTTATCCATATTTATATTTTTGAGAATTTGTACTCAAGGTGTTTTTGGTATCAGATCGATTAAAGTTTTGAAATGAACACACATGACCCAATCGAAAAGTATTTTGAATGCGTTTCTTATTGTTACTTAGAGGACGATGAAGAAACATGTCTCAACGTATGCGTGGAGGGCTTGAAGGATTCTCAATTTGGATCACATTCTTAATTGATTCTGACATTTCTCTATAACCAGTCCCTACATAAATTTGTCCAGCAACTACAGATGCTGACATTAAACCCCAGAAGATGTAGTACCAAGAAGATTTGACTTGATGCATTCTGTTTTTCATTTAGTGAGTCTCCATCCAATTTTTACCTTCTTTGGCTTCACCAGTTAACGGACATTTTAAGTCAAAAAATTCTCCTGCTTTTTCAAAAGATTTAATTGCTAGGTCCTTATACACGGAAACGTGTTGAGGTTTTACTAGTGCTTGGATTTCATCGTGGATGTGAGCGACAAAAGCAAAATGACACCCCCATTTAAGTTTTGCTAAATGTAAATCTTTGTAGAGAATACAAGTAGCTTTTTTAACTGCAATTGCACCAGTTGATTGTAGTAACTGATTCAATGCACTATGGCGAGATCTTATCTGTAAATGTCTACCATCTATTCCAGTTAAGTAACCACGTTCAACTACTCTCTCATCAACTTTATCTTTTAGTTTTTTAATTGCTGGTAAATTTTTATAGAAAGTATCAATAGTTTCTCTACCTAATTCTTGTTGCTCATGCTCACTTAAAGAGAAGTCTAAAATAGTGCCTAATTTTCTTGCTCCAGCACCATAAAGTACTGCATAGATCAAAGTTTTTGCAAGCTCTCTCGTATTTTTACTTATATCTCCTTTACCATCAAATATTCCAAATAATTTTGCATTGTGAGTGTGTATATCGAAGCCATCTGTACTAACTAATTTAGCGTACTCTCCATCATCGAAGTATGCCAGTTGAGCACCTAATGCACGTAGTTCTAACCCACTAGCATCCGCTCCAACTTGCACCCATCCAAAGGGTGCATAGAAGAGAGCACGGCACTCTGCGCCATAAGGTTGACCAACTCGCGGAATTTGGGCCACATTGGGACCCCGGTGTGAACATCTGCCCGACACACAGGCGTTGGTGATAACTGAACCATGTATTCTTCCATCTTTAAATTTTTGGCTATGTTTTACCCACGCTTCCTTACCCTCAGATATTTGACCTAATCTCTTATTTAATAATTGGTATTTAGCTAAGAGAGCAGCTTCTGGGTATTTCTTACCAAGGATTTCCAATACGTCATCATCAAGTTTCGTATTACCTTTCTCTGTCTTGCTGAATGTGATGTCAGAGTATTTGTCACGTAATCTATCTGCTGTTTGTTTTCTTGAAGCTGGGTTAAATACTGTAACTTTATCTTTAAGTCTTTTTCCTGTTTTCTCCGAAATTCTTTCCTCTGTAATCGGTGGAAATGTCGCTTGAAGTTCATCATCAATCTCTTGTCTCTTAGTTTTTAATGTGTTAACTAAAGCGTAAGCTGCTTTTTCATTAAAAGGAAAACCAAAATCCTCTTGTAATGCCATGATACTTGCAAAATTATGCTCTAATTCGTAACAAGTAGGGCTTAACTCTTGCGTCTGGAAATATTTATATAGTTCTAGTGATACTAAGGTGTCATTCTCACAGTACTTCTGCATTTCTGGAGTCCACTTGTCCCATTTATCTGCCCCCGTCTCTACTGGAAAATCAGATTTATTTACATTTAATCTTGCTCCCCATGCTCCTAAAGAATGTTTACCTTTATATTTTGAATCGATATGCGAAAACTTTTGTTCATCAACAGGCTCCATCTCTGGCCAAAGTACACGACTCATAATTAATGTGTCGCAAAGAATGCATCCTTTTTTCGTTTTAAAACGTGGATAAACAGTTTTTAATGCTCTTAAATCAAAATTAATTCCATTATGGAAAACAAGTAAGTCTGCCTGACTAATTAAATGTAAGCCATTTGTAATAGGTTCATATCCTTCCTGATCTGCACAACTAATAACATCATTAGTATCAATATCTCTAAGCACTAGACTATGAACTCTGTCCAATTCATGGAGCAGACCGTTCGTTTCACAGTCGAGTACGTATCGGAGCATGATCTACTTTTGGTGTTTAAGTAGTTTAGCGATGTTCACTATATCAAGATTACTGGTTAAGTCGTTCTTTTTAAACCGTTCGTAAAGGTCTTTAATGGATGTTAAATCTCTAAGACAGAGTGCTCTTTCTAGACTATTCGGTTCTTTAATGTCTACAAGTTCGATTGCGCGTTTTCCTTTTGAAAGGCAGAGCACCTTTAAGGTCTCAGGATCATATAAAACGTAACCAACTTGCATGGCTTAATCCTTTATAGATTCATGATTAGGAATTGCCCTCATCAAAAATATATCTAATGCTACATGGAGTAAAAGTGGAACCATTTTAAAAGCAGGTTCAGGTAATCCTCCAAATAGTGCTGCTAGTTTGTCACTTAGATCTGTTCTATGTAGATCTTCAAATTCAACAGCCAACATATTTGCTACGTTTAAGAAGAAGTCCATTGGTTCTTCATCTTGATGTTTTAATTGTTCAACTATTTCCCAAAGTTGTGGGTCTGTTTGAATGAGTTTTAAAAGTTCTTCCACAATGACTCAACGAGTACGCCGCAAGTTTACAAGCTCTACATTTTGTGTTGATGGATATATCTGTAAAGTTTTTATAGAACCAGTAGAAAAATATACTTCAAATTTTTATATATGGAGTGCTGGGTTTGCTATTGGTAAATCAAAAAGGCAAATCAATGACTGGTATAAAAGAAGGAAAAATAAGCGTGCTCGTTCTTTAGAAGGAAAAATTAGTGGTAAAAGAGGAATAAAAATTATAAGAAAAGGTTTTCAAGAAATTTTAAAAATGAGGTGGTTAATAGAACCAGGTGATGCATTATCTGGAGTGTGTAGATCTGCAAAAACAGAGAAGGAATTTAACGCTTTTTATAGATGGGCAAAAAAACATCCAGAGATAATAATTAATTATCTTAATAAAGAATTTATTTGGTATCGTCCTCCATTTCCAAATGATCCTGTGAGAAAACATTTTAAAATTATTCCTCTTACACCTTCTAATAAATTAATTAGTACTACTGGGTCTTCTTATTATGACTGTTTTCTTGTTCGTCCAAAAGTTGAAGGTAATTCTCTATCCATGGAGCAAATAACTGATCTACTATCCCCGGTTCTAGCCACTGCGCCATTCGAGGAAACGCCCACTTAAGGGCTTCTTTTGATTCTTCAGTATCTTGTTCTAATAAATCTATTAATACTGCACCTAACCATTTACATGGCTCTAACTCTGGGTTTAAATATTTAGTCGATGGTAATAACGATTTTGCGTAATTTCCCTTCAGTGTCTCGTAGTTCGTAGATTTGGAACTCTCCATCACCGATCTCTGTATCAATAGCAGTATAGAGATTGTACTTGGGTAAGTTCACTCTTCCGCATTCATTTACATAAAGATGAGTATGATCTAACACAGAGATCACACCAGAATCACTGGCTACCTTACCTATTAATTTTGGCTTAATATTTTTAGCCACAAAAAAAAGACAACAACTATTATTATACGCAAGGGTCGTAGAAGAACAGTGTCAGACCCTAGAGGAAGGCACAATTTTTACTGTTTCTTGTGTCTAGCAATTGCGAATCCTACCGAGAAATAGCGGTGGGATTCCTTCCTCTACAAATCTTAAGGTTTTCTTAACATTTAATGTATCCGCGCAAACTGTATCAATAACTACAAAAAGTGTATAGTTAAATTAAGCCATAAAGGAGCACACCATGCCACGTTTAACTTACAGAGGTAATGTTTACCAACCATCAGAAAAGAAATCTGAAAAACTTAATCGTGTTGTAGGTTTACCTCACACTTATCGTGGAGCTGTGTACCATTACGAACCAGTAGAAAAGGAGAAAGTAGTATGAATCAACTACCCAGCATTAGAAAACGCATGACAAAAGAGATGCGTCTTCATGAAGCACAACTAATTGCCGCAGTAGGATCAAATTTTAGGCAATTTAAAAAACCTACTAAATTAAAAATCAAATAAGTTTTTATCCCCGCCCAGTGCGGGGTTTTTTATGCACACCCTTTAATGTACTCTTCAGCCAATGCTTGATTTTGGTGGATTTTTTTAATGAATTT